CGGGCGTCTGGGTTTAACTTCACACTGGAGAATCAGGACATGCCAATATCAAAGGAGTACATACAGAGTTGCCTTTGCTCTTACGATCGTAGGAATCCTAACTTTGATGAGGAGATAGAGTCGTTTCGCGAGGAGCACGGAACCACACGGCAAGACGAGAGATGTTACTGCGATAACTGCTTTTACGGCAGAGATGAACTAGCACGAGAGATACTCAGGCTAATGTCTATTATCGAACCCAATAACCAAAGCGAGACTGGATCATGGCATCAGGACTGACAAGTAAGTTCAAGACAATCGCTGTCGTAGGCTTCACCGGCAGCGTATCGAGCAGGAACTACAACCCCGCTGCTCACGGAGGAGTCTGTTTGCTACAGGCGAGAATCAATACCAAGGGTGAGCAGATCGGACGAAAGGTGAACAGCAACGGAAGGCACCAAGAGGTGGGTGCCTTTTTCTTGCTCGGAGAAGATCAACTTGACCAATGGAAAGCATTGGCTCGATGCTCTCGATAGTCTGTCGTCAGCCTTAACCCGGGATAGGCTCCGGATCTTTACAACCTAAACATCAGGTGATCTATGGCAAAGTTTTTCGGCGGGGACAGCGACGGTGCTGAGTTTCCGGTCTATGGAAACAAGGGGCTCGTCTTGGTTCCAACCACGGACAGGGAGAATCTGTCGAGGATGTACGAGATTGACGACCCAATGGCGGAGGGTCCAATTAAAGTTGACAAGTACAGGCTTGAACGAATTGCTGGACTTAAACATACTTTCGAAGTTTACGTTCATTTGGATATGTCAATCGACTTAATGCTGCATCGCTTGATCCAGAACTACAGGACGATACCGGAAGAACGTCAGATTCCAGAACGCAAGACGTTCGAGTCGATGATCAAAGGCAAGAACCTGCCGATCGCGAGGCACCAGAACGGCGACGGAAACCCGGGAGAGTACAAGCATTGTGCTGTTCAACTTGCTTGGGAGTCGTGGCTGGAGTCTGCTGGATATTCATTACGATAGTAGTTTTGGATCTTTAACTCTAAACTGGATCAATACCATGAGTTCTAACAAGCCGTTCATTCTCGTGTTCAGGCCACACCAGAGGCCAGCGTGGGCAAGGTACTTCGAGTCAGAAGATGAGTTCGTGTCCGACTGGGCAGAAGGTGTCTATGACCGTTCGTGCAGTTGTAACAACAACCTGTCGGAAGAAGATCGAGAACTGACCTACGACAATGCGTTTGCAGACGTTGCTCACGACCTGTCTAGTCTGACAAGACTTGATTCAGCAGAGGAGGCGAACGACTACATCAACAACTACAGAGGCCACAACAAAGGCACGCACTCGGTCATCGAGGCGGCGTCAAGGCTGGGCTGGCTAGATGTTGATCTCGATTAGTCTATGATAGTAGCCTCACTCCGGGATAGGCTCCGGATTCTTAACACCCAACAAAGGATGAGAAAATGAGTGGATTGAATGCAGAGAAAGTCGAGAGGTTAATCACTGGACTAAGGCGGGCAGTTGGCGATGCCAAGAAAGCACGGGCGTTTAACATAGCAGACGAGTTGTCTGACGTTGTTCGAGCGATTGAGCAGCTACAAAGCGAAAAGCCTGACCAGCCAAGCCGACCTGACAGGATTGGAGATGAGTGCTGGTATGAGTCAAGGATCTGCGAGTTGATTGATGGATCGTCGCGTTGGCGTTCTAAATGGGAGCGAGGGGTCCTTCGCTGCTGGTCTCACGGGAGCGAAAGTTTCATTGCAATGGTCGAGGACTGCGAAACGCACGACATCATTGCAACCGCCAACCTTTGCTTCGCAGCAGAGGACCCGAACAAGCCAGCCAAGAAGCCTCAAGACTGATCTACATCGTCCTGAGTAATCCTATTAGGTGCATTCGGCCTGACGAGATAGTTATACGCGACCAGATCGTAGTGGTCTGGTCGCGATTCTAACAAGCAACGCAACTGAGCGGCCTCGCTCCATCTTCCCTTGTCCGTTGCTAACCCGTTACATCCCCAGCATAGGACCAGCACAGCGTAAGGCTGGTCGAGGGACTTCTGACGCAAGGGTCCGTTTGAAATCTCGTGTACGCAGAGCCTGACGCCTTGCTTGGGCGTCTTGTGGCATCGCTCGCAGTGCCCCACGCTTGCTACCAGTGCGTCTCGGAACGGCTTGGCCTCAGCCTGTCGATTCCTTCTCTTGTTGCTGATCTGACGCATCTACGAGGTCCTGGATGATAAAGATCCTGCGGTAATAAGGCAGCGGATTACAATCTAGCTTCTGCCACATCGACGCCCGCATGATAGCCTGTCCATCTTTGCAGTAAAGCCCAGATATTCCGTCGTCATTAGGAGCGTCGTTGACATGCAGCATTCGAGTGACGCTACTTACATTCGAGTGGTCAACTCCATGCCTTTTTAATGCTCTGCCTAACGCCTCGGCCGCATAGCGATAAGACGCTAAGCACTCATTAATTGGGTCCATCTTCTTCCTCACGAGAACAGGGACATCGAGTCTTTAATATCGGCCAGCGTCTCGTTCTTTGCTGGCTTAACTACCCTGTGGTAAAAGTCCTTGGCGTTCATCTGCCACTGACTCGACCGAGGTACGTTCTGTACGGTATTGTTCGGGAACACGCCGTACTTGCTCTTAAACATGTGCGCAGCAGCACCGATTCTCATGTTCTTAGCGATTGCCACCCCTAAGCAGTGATCCCACCACTTCTGCTTGTCCATTGGCGTTGCCTTGCGGTTGGCCTTGGCTCGCTCTAATTCCTTGAGCTTACCATCGGACATCTGGATCTCCGTGCCCTTCCGTTCGGTCTTGTAGCCACACGAAGGACAGGCGTAGCCCTTGTACATGGTCTTGCACTGAGGGCAGGCGTGAGGCTCTCGATTGGCCTCGTCCTTGGCCTTCTTCTTTTTCTCCATGTGTTGCTTGCCTTGGTCGGCATTGCCTTCGATGTCCCAATCAACATCCTCGTCTGGGAATCCGAAGTGCAACGTGTTGTCCGAGTGATCTAAGATCAGGCAGTGATCATGACCTGGGTACGGACGCTGGATTCGACCTGCCATCTGCCGGAACAAGCCAAACGACTTCGTCGGCCTAGCACAGATCATCACCTTCCACTGAGGAACATCGACGCCGGTGTGCAAAACCCCATAGTTGCACAGGACACGGATCTCTCCGGCCTTGGCCCGTGCCATGATGTCATCACGTTGTTCGGTAGGCATCGTACCGTCGATGTGCTCTGCGGAGACACCTTCCTTACGGAACAAGTCCCGGCAGTGGATCGAGTGATCAACCCCTGCTGCAAACAGCACCGTTGACCTACCCTGTGCGTGATTGAGCCATTCCTTGACGATGTTCCCGACCATCTCGTCTCGGTTCATTCGCTTCTCTAGGTCGCCCTTGGAGTAGTCTCCACGAGAGACCTTCAGTCCTTTCAGGTCAGGTCTATCTGGAGCGATGACCTTAACAGGAACCAAGTATCCATCCCGTTGCAGTTCCTCGTAGGACGCACCGATGATCATCTTGTCGAACCACAGGCCAAGCGGCTTGTTGTCTGACCGACACGGCGTAGCAGTCCATCCGATGATGACGGACTTCTGGTACGCTTCCATGATCTTGACGTATGTGGGGCATCCAGCGGTGTGCGCCTCGTCAATCTGCATCACGTCCGCTGCTGGCAGTTCGAGTTTGTTACGCTTGAACGCTCGTTGCCAAAGCGTATCTCGTGCCACTAGCGAACATCGGGAATCAACCTGATCCTCGTAGCTCTGATACTCCTGTTTGACACCAGCCATGATCGTTCGAGACGGGAGTCCGATCCGGTTTAACTGGTTGCCAATCTGAGTAACCAACTCACGCTGGGCAGCGAAGAAAATGCTCTCTCTACCCTTGGCTGCGGACAACTGCATCAACTTGGCAGCGACCACGCTCTTGCCACCACCAGTAGGTAGCACGACGAGTATCCTACGAAAGCCTTCACCGGCAGCCTGCCGGATCTGCTCGATCATGCGGTCTTGATACGGACGTACCTGTACAGGTGCTTGAATCATCTTTACCTCCAGTTAGTCAACAAGTTGTCGAAAACGCAACGATCCACCTTGGTCGTAGCACACAAACGGCTTGGGCATGACGAAGCCCCACCTGGATACACCCATCCAATCAACGCGAAGGTAATCAATGATGCACCGCTTCGCTGATGTTCGCTCGGTGATTATCTGCTTCTTCTTACCGAGGACAAGTGCTTTGTCCACGGTAACAGATTGGACTAGACTCCTTGTCAGGAAACTTGCAAGGTTACTCCTGTACGCAATGATCCGGTGATCGTCTCGACCTTGGATGTACCATTCCTTCTGAGCGTGCATCAACCTTCCTTGCAGGTCCTCTCTCGTGCATAGGCCCGAGGGTGTCATGATCAATCTGCAACCTTCGATCTCCGTCCAGCCGCAGTCATTGCTGGGGAGTTCAAAGTTGTAAAAGATGTGCCTAATCCTATCCGTTTCTGTCAATAACTCGCACATGTGTCCCTCCCGAGGACGTGTTGAAGTTGTTCGAGGCAACCAACGAGGGGAAACGGCGTGAAGCCGGTCAGCCTCGCAGGCTCGCGAGTTCCTTGTTTAGTTCGTCAATGCGGTACTTCAATGCAGAGATTGTTGTGCTCTTAAAATCAATCGTATCGGCTTGCAGTCGACACTTATTGCTTAATTCTTCTACCGTATCAGCAAGTTTGAACAGCAGCGGACCTATGTAGCTACTAGCCATCCTGGACTCGTCAACAAGCGTTTTAATAGATTGTTCTGTTCTTGGTTCTTGACTCATGACTCTAGTGCCTCCGCTCGTGTTACCCAATCGTCACCATCGACTCGGGCTGGCTTACAACCCAGCGCCAACTGCACCATCGAGTTGTGCATACGCTCAATATCGTTCGCGGCCTTGATGATGCTCGGAGCCTTGTGTTTGACCCCAAGTTGAACCAGACGACGAGCCTGCTCCATAACACCGGACGACCGGATCTTGTCCGCAACGTCCATAAACTCCGGGATGTCCCGCCAGACCGGCCACAACTCCTCCGGAACGGGATAGCCCTCCTCGTCCAAGTATTCCTCGGGCTGGTCGGCGTGCCTTGGCTGGACCTTTCCGGGGACCACTACGGAATCCTTCGGTAAGGCAGCCGTAGCCTTCGTCTGGTGCGTCCTGGCTGCTTCTGCGTAATCTCGGGTGACTGGATCTCTGCCCTCGTTAGCGGCCCGTTTCTGGGCCTCTAGCACGACCTTGGCTCGATCGCCCTCCGGAACCGCAGAGATAGCCCGAAGATGCTTCTCGGACGTAGGCAATGCGACCCCGGGGTCGCATGTAGCAATCTCCCTGCGTATCTTACCTGCATTAACAAGTCGCTGGGCGTGGCGGACGGAGATGTTCCGTGACGAGCAGTAGTCCAGCCAGGACGCGAACCCGTCAACCTCGTACAGTTTCCGGGTACAGATCTCCATCAACGCATCGCAGAAGATTAGGGCAGACGCGGCGTGTTCCCGCACCTTCCGGTCCAGTTCGTGGAACTCGTTGAGCAACTGATCGTGGAACCCAAGACCGTCGCTGCGGTCAATCACTTCCGCCGTCCCCGTGACCGAGTAGATCGGTTTCATCTCGCTGCTCATTTCTTGCTCTGCGTTTAGGAATTGTATCTGGCCTGTACCCTATGAACTTGCCGCATGTACGACAAGTTGTCCGTATGTTGCACGGGAAGTTGTCCGTCCTCTCGTCAACCCAATCTCGATGCTCGCACCTAGAAAGGTTCGTCGTCGGGGATGTAGGCCTGACGAGGTCCTTGACTTGGCTTGCTGCTCTGGGTTCTGGGTTCTTTGGGACGAAAGGATAGCGACAGAAACCTCCTCCCGTCTTTCTCTTTGATCCAGCCGTTGATCCAGAACTCCACACCTAAGAACGTGCCTGACCCTGTTTGGTCTGCGTGACCAGGCTCGGTCTTTCTGTCGTTCTTCGAGATAATTCCACTGTTATCGTAAGTCTTACCAGCCATCACATACCCTCTACTTGCTTGAGTGTTGACTTGAAAAATTCCACCATTTCGTCTGTACCCATAGCGACACGGCAATTATGCAGTTGAGTCGCTATCATATTGAGCCTCTCCCTTTTGTTGTAATCTGCGATCTTGGCCACCATCAACTCGATAAAGTCCATGCCCTTCTCGGGTGCAATCCCACGTTCGGACATGAACTTGATAAACGGCCCTGGCTTCTGAGTCCGGATGGCATCGATCAACTCCTCGGTGTCCTTGGAGAATGAGCCAGGAGCCAGCACCATGACCTTGTCTCGCTCGGACTTGGCAAGTGCAACACCTACCAAGATCAGTTCAATTTCACGGCGTTGGTTCGTTTGCATCTTTGAGCCTCATCCTCATCCAGTTAAGTGTCGAGATAATCGTCTGGCACGGTGCAATCGTCTTACGCCGTGCCCCTGTGTTAGCAATCAGACCGTCGATCGAAAGTCTCTGGAGTGATTGCATTAGTAACTCTGCCTTACCTTGAGCCTCAGCCAAGGCGTTATCCACCTGCTGCGTAGTCTCGAACTTCCGAGGCTTACGCTTAACAAGTGCGTTCAGCATCTCTTGTTCTTCACCCGGAGTTGGCTTCCGCTGTGTCGAACCGAACATCCTGCGGAGCATGTTGCCACGCTCCGCTAGGTCATGGATCTTGAGGTACTTCTCAAGCAAGGCCGACTGGTCGTCTAGGTCCATCTCAGAGATCGACTTGAGTGCAGACCTCGATAGGCCGAAAGCAAAACGCTGCCAGCCTACCGATAACTTCTGGTACTCAGGTGTCTCTGAGATCTTGGTCATGACGGCTTCTTCGACTTGACTTCCGTAGTTCCTTCGCTTCCCAAGAAGTTGGCAAGCCTTCCAGATTGACTGTCTGAAAAACAGTTTAACTTCCAAGCGTGCCCAAGGACGTACTCCTCGTGCTCCTTGGAGATCGCACCACGAATGACAAGCGTAGTGCCAGCCTTGGATGTCTTGACGACCTTGACCGCACCCTCTGGATGAACGACAAAGCCGAACGAAGTCACTTCCTTGTCGATGAAGAAACTTGCCCTGTCTCCCTCCTTAATGCCACCGACCTGTGCTGAAGCGTCTGGTATGGATATGGACATACGCAGCGTTCCTTCTGGTGTCCGGTAAGCAGCCACTGCTGGGTGCTCCGTCTTTGGCCGTCCGAATCCGACTGCCTTCTTGGTTACAATTTCGATTGCCACAATGTTTTCCCGTAGTTAGGGTTGAAAAACCGGAGCCTATCCCGGAAAAGGCACTGACTCTACTCTTTGGCTTGGCCGTCCTCAAAGACGACCGCACACAATCCTTCGTCATCCTTGCCGCGAGTTACCAGTTCCATGATGAGTTGGTAATCCTCCTCGCGACAGATCTCCTCCAGTTGCTTCAGGGTGTCCAAGTCGCAGTCCGATCCGTCCTGAGACACCATCAACCGCAACTTCGGATTCATCGCCATGCCGATCCGTACCGACGCAGCAATACGCTGGGCACGAGACGCCTGCTCGAACGGCAGTCCGTTGAGCATCACGCCCTCCTCGTCCAAGGACATTCCCGGAACAGGCCACTTGGCTTGCTCCATTGCCTTCCGCTTGGCCTCGGTAATGTCCTCCAGTTGAGCGGTCATTGAGTCGGCCTTGACTGTTGCAGACCGGACCTCGCTGTCCAACCTGCCCGCAGCAACACGGGCCTCGTGCTTCTGATTCAGTTCTTCGGCAGAGTCGATCTGTTGCTTGATCGATGCGGTGTCAACCCGATTGGCAGATGCAGCCTCCTGCTCTAGCGTGTTGGCGGTCTCCATAGCGGTGACAAGATCATTCTCCGCAACGTCGATCGACTCCTGAAGTTTCTTCAGGGCCTCTTTCTTTCGGACGATGTCCTCCTGAATCCTCGCTGCATCGACCGAAGCCGTATCGGCCTTCCGCTTCTTGGCGTCAGCCTCAGCGTTGACCTTGTTGGCAGCGTCCAGTTCGGCCAGCAGAGACGACACGGAGACCTTCAGTTCTGGTGCATCCTTGGGGACCTTGACCGCAGCACGACGGGCTTCGAGTTCCTTGACCTGACGGTTGACGACAGTGCGTTCTGCAAAGATCTTCTGGTACTCTTTGTCCTGGCCGCTGAAGTCCAGACCGAGCATCTTGCGAATAATCTCCGCCTGATCCTTCGGCTTGGCCTGCTCGAACGACATCGGGTCAAACGCTCGCAGTGCGTACAGTCCTTCGAGCAACTTGCGTGGCTCTGGCGATTCCTCTCCAGTGCTGTCGAGCAGCCGGAACGACTCCTCGATCTTGCCTCCGCGACGACGCTTGTACCCGAGTTCGATCGTGTATCCCTTGAGGTCTCCGAGATCCTCGTCTCCCGACAAGTCCACCTTGACCCAGCCTTCGTCCTCGCCTTCCTTGAGTGCAACCTCTGGGAAGTCCATCTTCCGCTTCCCACACAGAGCCATGAGCAACGCCTTGATGGCGCTGGTCTTGCCCTGTCCGTTGCGACCACCGATCAACACCAGATGGTGGCCTTCCATGTTTAGGTCCAGGTCACTGACCCGAAGGATGTTGTGGACCTCTAGTCTCAAGACTCTCACTCTGCAATCTCCCCTAACCTGAGTTCAGTCCTTCTCAATTCAATGAGTTCCATTAACTCCTCGAACGAAGGACCGTCAATCTTCTTGCTCTTTAGCAACGCCTCTGCACGATCGGTGCAAGCGATCATCTCCGACATCGTGTTCATTGTCTGGATCTTCTCAGACAGTCTGTCGATGGCCTCTTGTCCTGCACGAGATCGTTCCTTGAGTCCGGTGACGTAATCAACGTCGTCGAACATACCGAGGAAAATATCCGCACTGAATCCTAGTTTGGACAACGCCTTTGAGGTTGCACTCGTTTGTAACTTCTTGAGAGTGTCATCCCCTGGCTTGAACTTCTGGTCAACAACGATCTGGAACCGGCCTTCGGGATACCTGAAAACCCCTTTGAGCATTGCGACAGTCGTGTCGCCGATCACGATAGTCTTGATCTCGATGTCGTCTAAGCCCCAGTCCTTTCCGTACGGACCCCACAGCTTGGTGGCTTCCATGTTCTGGTACGTCGGGTCAATCGCTGTCCACTTGCGACCGAGCGTGACAGCCTTCGTTCGCTTCGGATCTGTGGTACAGACGCTGTTCCACAGTTTCATGTTCTGCTCTAACGTCACGTCGATACTCCCAATCTGTTGAGTCGAATCTTGATCTGCTCCACAAAGCGGAACACCGATTCCTCAATGTACTCCGCGTACTGCTCATCGCGATCGACACGGATAACGTGCTGACGCAGCCTGTCGTCCTTGATGCGTGGATCGTAGCTGACGAAGTCGCACCACTTCCTGCGTGCGACCCACATATTGCCGTGTACCTGCGGCTCGTACTCCTCGGGGACCTTGTCCTCCAGGATCGTGTTGATGTGGACTCGCGTGTTGTACGGGCACTTGATCTCAAGTATCCCATCCGTGCCAACCAGAGCGTCAGGCGAGCATCCTACGAATGGGTTGTCCGGATGCAGCACGAACGGCGATTCCTCGATCGTCACGCCGCGTTCGAGGATGTACCACGTCTTGGCAAACTCCTCGTGCTTAGAACCCCACGCCATCTCCTTCGACGTGTAGGTGTCTGCCGGAACTCCAGTCAGAATCTCTCCGACGATTTCCAGCATGTAGTTTAGGGCTGTCTTAGACATGCCACGCTTGCTTGATAGCACGTCTGCAAAGCGACTGCCTGTCACCTTGCCGCATCGTGCTTGCAGCCATTCCTGTGATCCCTGTTCCACTTCCAACTCCCGTTGTTAGGTTGTTCTCGACCATGATAGTGTCGTGATCGAGACAGTGGAAGTGGTGTGTGAAAAGATTTTTCAGGAATTGTTACAGGCTGTTCTTCAGCAGCAAAACCGTAGCCGTTTGTGCGGTCGTGTCTGCGTTTGCGAGGATGATATCCTGAAGCGTATCGCCTGCGAACGGGCTTGTTCCTGTCGCGTTGCTGATCCAGAACCAGCCTTCGTTTGCCGGAACGTCTGCTGCAACCTGCGATGCAGGAACCGTATCCCTGACGTTCATGGACATTCGCTGCGGAGAGTGAACGACCATGCCCTTGATGTCGTTTCCTACGTGAGAAAACGACAATGTCGTCTCCTTGCAGATCGTGAGTGCCGTGGACGCCGCAGGCAGATTGTCGCCACTACCTCCGGACCCGATCGAGATTGTCGTTCCACTTGTCGCACTGACAGCGACGTTGTACCTGTACCCACCTGACCAGAACACTGCGACCTTGTCGCTCGTGGTGATCGAGTGCGATGCCACCGTGACGACACCTACCGAATCGCTCGTCCGTGTCGTGAGCGTACCAGACACCGCTGCTGGAAGGCTGACATCGCTCGATGCCTGCGTCTCGTCCTCTCGACTGACTACCGAGTCGATCGACTTCAATCCCAATCTCCAACCGATGTATGCAATCAACTGACTCATTTGTTGGCCTCGTTTTTCTTACGTTCTGCTGCACGTTCTTTCGTTCTCTTGGCCAGTACGTTGGCCAAGCCCTGTAACTCTAATGCTACCTGACGATCTTCGGGAGACATCTGTGCAAGTTGCTCCTTCGAGAAGTACACCCGCTCGAAAGCCTTGGCTCCAGCACCCTTCATCCTGGACTCCAGTAGGTCGCGTACAATCGCGTCCTTGGAGCCTGGAGATACGTCCGTGACTCGGAGGCCGGTCAGTGTGTTGAGCAGCGCAGGAACGCCTGGAAGGGGCACTGGCGAGGCTTCGCTGAGAGCACCGTAGTCTCCAGCCTTCCTCGGGTCCGTCAGCGTCCTAGCCGTGGTGAGCAAGGATGCAATCGGAGAGTTGGCAGCAGCGACTTCGAGTATCTGTGGAAGCTGCACAGCATCCTTCTGTCCGCTCAGATTGGCGAGTATTCGTCCCATCAGCGGGTCGAGTTCGTCGAGCGGCCTGCCTCCCTCGGGTCCAGCCTGGAAGAACGACTGATTGGTCGTGTACTCCAGCGGTCCTTTCAGCAACGGATTCAGCCTGCTCAGGAACTCCTGGCCTGTACCTCGAACACCAGGACCTACCGACAGCAGGTCCTCAGCCATCAGCCCTAGACCGGAGATGTACCTGTCCGTGCCTTCCGGTGGTGCTCCGATCAACGCCTGAAGGATCGGGTTCTGCTCGGACACTGGGATCGACGCAGTATCCCTGACGTAGTCCGGAGCAAGTTCACCCTGAGACTGTGCCTGATTCAGTGCTCGGAACAGTTGTGCCTGTGCTCCACCGGGCTTCTCCATCAACTGCTTCATCTGGAACGGTATCTGGGACCTTGAAAATTTATAGAAGGGCAGCAGCCTCCGCATGTACTTCAACTCAAACGGAGTGAAGTTGCGATTGCTGTAGGCCACCTGTGCAGCGACAACCTTCTTCGCTGCAACCTCTGGCTCGTATCCCTTACGCAGCAAGGCGATGTAGGGCTGGATGCGGGTCAGTCCGTCAACGAACGCACCGACTTCTTCACCGGCAGCGACAGGACCGAACGTGCTAGTCATCGCTCCGCCAACGCCGCGTGTTTTAACAGGATTCAGGTTCGTGCCTTCCTCCATCCCGAACGCCTTCTTGGCTACACGAGTCGGACTCATCGACTTGTTGCCAACCCGAGGAATGCTACCGAGGATCTCGCTCGTCGTGCCCGAGAACAACTCTGGAGTACCTGCAACGTCAGCAGCCTTGTCCGCATCGACTGAGCCTATGACGCCGTCTGCATAGGCTCGTTGGCCTATGATCCTCGTGGCAAACGCATCGTCCAAGTCTGCAAGGTCTCCGCTTCCTGGAGATGGGAAGTACGGATCGGTCTTGCCGAAGTTCGGTGGAGGAGGAGTCGGTGGCTGTAGGACGGGTGGACCAACAGGACCGGGAGTAGGCGGCTGGGGAGTTGGCTGTGGTGCAGCCTTTGGCTTCTTGCCAGCAGAGCCTTTGATGATGGTTGGAGGAGCAAGGTCGGACAACTTCTTGCCGTCGTAACCCAGCAGTGCGTCAACGATCTCGTCGATCCTCTTTTCCGCAGACTTCGGAATAGGTTGGGTGATCTTTAGCCTTTCGAGGAATCCGACGATCCAGTCCCTGACGCCGTTGACAATCTTTGCCAACGCACCCGGAGGAGTTCTCCTTCGGACGATGGAGTCTGCGAACAACTGCGCGAATTGCTCATTGAACGTGGCTGACAAATAATCTCCAAGGCCCTTCCCGTGGATGCCAGACATGTACTCCTTCATGACTCCACTGTCCGCAGCCTCCTTAAACAACTGCTCGATGTCGTCGCCATACTTGGACACAAAATCAGTCTTGTATATCTCGTGAGCCATGTGGCCGAGTTCGTGAAGCAGAACGTTAAATCCAGACTGTGATTCAGAACGCTTCTTTGAGACCTTTATTTCAAACGACTTCTTTCCAGACCTGAGATCTGTGTACTTTATCCAGACCCCGGCAGCACGCCCTTTGTCAATCATGTTGACGGCATTGAACGCAGGCATGTTCATCCTTGCCATGCCTTCTTGGCTTGCGCCAGCAAACATCAATCTCAGAAGGTTGGCGTCGGTCTTGGTGATGCCCTTGATCTTGACGAGATTGTCCATCCTCTGGCTGAACTTGGCGTGCTCGTCAGAAATCTTCGCGAATTTACTTGCCTTCCATAGATCAGTCTCTGGAGCAGTAAACGCATCGGCTGTCGTTGCACCGGAAACGACAGGTTCAGGGAGTTTGTTTAGGTCATCGGGAGACATCGGCATCCTGCGAATGTCTGTCTCCGCTGCATCGAACGTGCCCCTGTTTCCTGTTGCGGACTTAATCTGGGTTGGATCAAAAGCGACTACCTCCTTTTCTCCTGTCCTGAACGTAAAAACCGACCCGTCGTACCCTTGTTCTTTTGCTGCAACAGAAAATGCTTTCGAGTATGCACTGGAGATCTCCTGTTCCTTGCTTGGACCGACAGACGCCCAAGATGCCGGAGCATCTATGGACGAGTTAATGTATTGGCTTGCTAGATCTTCCGTTCTTTTCTGAAGCTCTGGGTAATCTGGTATTGATTCGACTATCTCAGATCCAGAAAGCGGCTTCTTAGACATCACAACTGGATTCTTTACAGACAAATACACAGGGTATGTACCTGGAGACATACCTGCTTTCATTGAGTACCACTTAGCAGTATCTGGACTTGTTGTAAAATAATGGCCTTTCCCCATGAAGCCTTCATCCATCTTCACGGTCTTATTTTCTGTAGAGAATTTATTGAACCCAGACTCTGGGGTCCCGTGGTAAACGACAAGAGGCTTGCCTTCCGCATCCACCACCTTGCTGTCCTTGAAGTTCTTCCAGAAGTTCCTTACTCCTTCTTCGGTGGTGTGAATCGGAGATCCGGTGCTATCGACTGCTGGCCTAGCAACGCCATCTATATCGACCTTTGCCGGAACGGATGCACTAGGAAGATTGAACGACTCCTCGCTGGCAGACCTTAGAGGCTTAACTCTCTTGCTCTTTGGAACCATCCTCCTAGCAGACTTGATAACGGACGCTACCTGAGAGTTGCTGTACCCTGCATCTCGCAACTTGGTTGCGATGTCATCGTAGCCCCAGCCTGCCTGCATAGCACGACGAGCGTAGTCTCGACCGACCCACTCGATCTTCCGCGAGTCAGCCATCGTTCGGCCTTGCAGCAGGTCCATCGACCAGCCAGCAGACTGCTTATCCCACATCCCGAGCATCGCGTTCTGCGTCCAGCCTGACGCCAAGTTGCGGACGTGGAACCCAGGACGGATCGTGGTCGAGAACGTTTTCATCATGTTCGTGGCTGAGTCCGTCATCTCTAGGATCTCATCCATCGGACCACGGGTTGTCGCAGCCTTGTGTACACGATACAGGTCGTCAGCAATCCGCTTGTCTATCCTTGCCTTTCGCAAGTCCTTGGTGCTGATCCCCATGTTCTTGGACAAGACCTTTAGGATGCCTCCCTTGCGCAACGTGTCGGTCTTGAGTTCCTTGTGTATAGCGAACTCAGGAAGGTCCATCATCTTCAGGAACTTCGACAACTTCATCGTCGAGTCGTCAGGTCCTCCGACGTTAACACCGCTGCTTCGCCACGAGCCTTCGCCCTTGATGTAGCGACCCATGCCTGCCGTGTCCTTCGAGGACAACAGGTCGGTCATGTTCTTGAGCGTGGACGTTGCCTTGACGTGCGACATCCTCCGCATCATGTGGTCAGACAATACGCTGTTGCCGAAGAACCCTCGCTTCAACACCTCTGGCTCGGTGCCGTACAGCATCCTAGCCATCTTCTGGTATCGGCCTTTCTTGACGTATGCCTTGCCCTTGTCTTTACCTGTCCGGTAGAAACTCGTGTAGTCATCAGCCAGCCAGCCGGAGTGAGTGTTTCTCAGGTACTCCGCTATGTCATCGACAGTGTTCGCCTTGTCTGCGAGTTTCCTTTGCAGTTCTGGGTCCATGACAATCTTCCTGCGGAACGCAACGGTCCCACCATCGATGTCACGAAGGAAGTCCTGCCTCCTGAATCCCTGAGAAGGATCGAACGTGGACGCCTCGATGTCGCGAGGAGATGCAGCCTTTGGACCTTGGGACTTGTACCTTGCTGCGTATAAGTTCTTGTCTGCAAGTTCAGAAACCCTGCCACCAGCCCGACGCATCTGCCCCGGCATGGCGTCGGCTTCAGACTGCATCTGTGCCGAAATCCAGCGAAGTTCTTCTGGCATGTCATTAAGATCGACGATTCCCTCCTGTCCCTCTCTGATCGCGTCGGACAATTCCATGTACTTTTCTTCGTCCGTAACCGGAGCCTTGACATTAGGACCCCAGAAAGAACGCCTTTTGGAAAGGTAGTCCTCGACTGCGGGAATACTCGGGTTGTTTGGGTTCTTGACCAAGTCCTCAAGGTACGTTGCTTGGTTCGCTGTCGATGCTCTGATCGCCGCTGCCGACTTTGGCAACTCATCAAATAGCCTTCCCGTGGACTCGGCAACGGCGGCTTCCTTTGCACCCTTGGATCGAGCGTCGAACGCACCGAGGATCGCACCGAGTGGATTCTGAATGTCCGTGCCAGGGATCTTTCCAAACCGGACTGCACGACCAGCAGTGTCCATCGCTCTGGCAACGGTCTGTGCTCTGGCTCCGGTTCCGGTGACCATCCTCGGAGCAGCAAACGGGAGTCCGAATCCAACCATCCCTCCGAGCGGAGCAGCAGCCTCCTCCGGCGTCAGCCTGTCCAGCAGGTCCTGTGCTCTCCTGCGAGTATCTCCGGTTGAGTATTGAGCGATGTCCTGAAGGCTCGTTGACAGTCTCGCTTGGCGTGGACCAACCGTACCTGGAGCAGCACCAGTCTTGAGTCGCGTCACTCGCTGCGCTTCGTCGAGCAGCCCAGCCTTCTTGGCTGCTTGGCCAGCCTTGCCAAGTGCAGATCCACCAAGCGTCAGGTACGTTAGCGGATCGGCAGCGACTTCAAGGCCGAAGCCTGCAATCGACTTACCCCAAGATGGCTCTGGTCCAAAGATGTTCGTCTGCTCCAACAGGTCCTGGCCTGTTGTCCTATTCTCACCGCTGAACGGAGTGAGGTACTGGTCGAAAGGGTTCTTTATCTGGCCTGTCACGACACTGGACGCAACGTCCATCACCGATGACAACGGCAGCGACAAAGTGTTCCCAATAACACCGAGTGTAGTCAGCGTCTTGTCACGCAAGTTGCCGATAAGACTGCGTTCTTCTTCCTCATTGACGTAGGGTGCCTGCTGACGAGACGCAGCCCTAGCAGCCGACACTCCGCCTGGATTTAGTATCCTCTGGATAACATCATCTGTCGCCATGATTCTCTATCACTCGTAAAGCGGAATACCCAGCGTGGTCTTGAGCCCACGGATCGTGTTCATGTCCTGCTCGGAAACCAGGAATCTATTGAGGACGCTATCCTTGATACCTCGCAGCATGTCGCCAATTGCTCGACGATCGACCCCGGCTTCCTCAAGTTGCCTGATCAGGTCCTCGCCTTGGAATCCGTATGCAGACAACTGATTCATCCTCTGCCGGATCTGGCTGGAACTTATCGCACCAGTCTGTGGGTCTGGAACAATTGGTGCCGTAACGTTTGGCGGCATCAGCGAGTCTTGCTGACCAGACATCCTGTTCATGATCTCTTGCTGACGACGAAGCAGGTTGTTCCTCATGGCAATGGACTGCGGATCGTTTGATCCAACAAGGCTGTCGAGCAATTGCTGGTTTCTTGCCATCTCAATCTGGTTAGGGTCGTTCAGCCTTTCAGTCTCTGCCTTGTTCCTTGCGATTTCGGCGTTGGCCTGATCGATCTGTGCCTGCCTGAGCGGAGCATTAGCCACCAGATCCCGCTGCGCCTGCTGCGTCTGGAATACCGCTGACAACGCACTCGGGCTGTTAGCGACCAGCATCGGGTTGGCGAGCGGATTGGTAGCCATGTCGATTGCACGTTGCTGTGCAGCCATCTGATTGGCAGCCATCGTTTGGCGACCAAGTCTCATCCGGTCAAGCCTATCTTGGACGGCGAGTCGATCTTGTTCTCGGCGTGCAGGAAGTGACGCGAGTCGTGCTTCTCGACGAGCACTTGTCTCTTCTTGTCCGCGAGCGATTGTGAACGGAACGCCACCACCACCCATGCCGCGAATGACGGTTCCCGGTGCAAGCAGCGACCTTGCAGAACGGCCACCTTGCATAAGCTCTGGCCTTCCGCTCAGTCGTGCAACCTCTGCAAGTTTTTCCGGAGTCATTCCTTGCCTGGCTAGTTCTTCGTCGATCGCCATGTCCTGTTCAGATCTTGTCTGAGTCAACTCGGCACCGACATCTCGCGGAGGATTCATTCCACCAAGCATCGCCAGTCGTTGCTCTCGGTCTCGCATTGTGTCTGCCGTAGATCCACGGACCATGCCACCCTGCATCGGCCGAGACAGGAACGCAGACTGTAGGTCACGCAAGCCCATCGCTTGGCCCTCTCGCGTCCTGCCCATCATCTCTTGGTCCATGAACTGATTGACTGGACTCGGGTTCTGCTGGATCTGCTGCTGGACATTGGCGTCGAATTGAGCACGCTCTTGCGGAGTCGGACCTGCAAACATGCCTTGACCTGCGAGTTGCTGCTGTTCAAGTTGGCTTGCTAGTTGACCGGTCGATCTAGCTTGCATGTACGGATCGAGTATCCTGGAAACGGCTTCAGGGATTGGTATCCCAGCAAGTTTGTACATATCGGCGATTGCACGAAGTCGCTCTGGATTTTGCAGGTATCCAGGAACTTGGCGACCTCGCTCGTCAAACGCTTGACCAACAGATTCAGGCAGCGGTCCTTGAATCCCGCCCGGAAGGAACATGCGTGACCGCATTTCAGGATTGGATTCAAAAGGACGCCTTTGCCTTTCTGCTTCAATCTCTGATGGCGTCATCATCGGCGCTCGGACAACGTTAGTGCTCTCTCGCCTCCCTTCGGTCCTATACGGGAAGTTAATAGTTGAAGCGACATCATTAAGAGATGTCACCCTGGGAACTCCGGAACTGACCTGATTCGGACGCGGAGGCAGCGCTGTGACAATCGGATCGGTTGGCAGGTTCCTGTTGACTGCTTCTCCGGTTGCAGTAATTGCCGATCCAACACCGGATGCTAATCCAGACATCTGGTCACGCATGTAACTCGGGTACAGGCCTGCGCCTATCCCCATGTAATCTCGCATCGTAGATCCTGGTCGCATCTGTCCGTACATCTGCGTTCCGGCCTGGAATAACGGACCTTGGACAGCACTCACTCCCTGCTGGAATGCACGCCCGCCAGAAGTTCCGACCGTAGACATCAGTCCGCGACCGAGTCCAGCCGCTGCCTGCCCGTACTTCTTGACTTTCTTGAAAGCGTCTTGAAACTCAGCCATCGCTCGTCTCCTGGTTAGGTTGCTATACGGTGGACATTGGACCAGATTTCCCGAGGAACTGCAACGAATCTCCGGTTACTTGGAGAAATCCTGGTCGTACAATCTGGCGTCATACGGACTGCGTTGAGGGTACGCATCCTCGGTTTCTCCCCACGGTTGCCACATGGAATACGCTTCCTCGTGGTGGACCAATTGGGACGGCCACGCCTCGACGCCGTACCTATCCCAGACTATCGATTCCGGTGTGTACGCTTCCGAGACCCGGTCGTTCCGGAACCACCAAAACGTCCCCGAGTGCATCCACTGGTGCTTGGCTCGGAGCCTGGTTGGGTACGGTGGAAGTGCGTTCTCAGGCCAGATCATCTTGTGGGTCCCGACGAACGTGTACCTCCGCAGGTGTTCCATCGCGTCCGACCAATGCAACAGCAGTCTCTGGATCATGACCTGACGCCACCTCCTAGCCCCGTCCTTGCTGTCTGCCGTCGAGTTTCCCTTGGTGTGGCAGTAGAACGTCGCCGTGCCGCTGTCGTCGCTTAGGATCGATTCTAGGAGCCTCTGGAACGTGGCTGTCTCCCGGACTTCGGGATTGTTATTCAGGACCATGATCTCGTGTGGGTTCAATTCCTCGCCGAGAAAGTCCAAGATCGAGTCAACGTCGTGATCCGGATCTGCACCTACAGCCACAACGATCTTTCCGCTGAAGGTCCTTCGGTGCTTCGAGACCTCCCTGACCAGATCCTTGTACCCCTCTTCTGGGTGGACGTGGTAGATCAGGTTCCGCTTGGTGATCGGCTCGTACTTCTGCTGAGTCCGGTAGGGAAGCAAGGCGTTGAGTCTCTCCTTCCGCTTGTTGCAACTACCGCAAGGCTGGACCAGTCCTGCTGTGGCGACGTTGATGGCCTTGGCTACGGTGTCTCCCAGTCCACGGGACTTCTGACCAGGTCCTATACCGTTCTCCCATGCGGTCCAGTAGTTCTCTCGGGTCTGACAGAGTTGGTGCATCCTGTCGGACTTCTTGCACTTGTGCCTGTCACACCAGCCCGGATCTGAACACTCGCAACCTGTCATCAGCTACTCCGTGACAGTGATCTTGAACTTGATATTCGGGATCGACGTGTAGCAGTCCTGGCCAGCCGGGACAGGACAGCAGAACGGGAAGTACCCGAACTGACCTGGTGCTCCGCATGGACCGAACTGAGACTGAACCTTTAGTCCTTCGTACACCATCGACAAAGGATTGCATGTAGACAAGTCGAAACTCGGCGTGACAGTGGAGCCTGCCGTCAACTCCCAGATGAACACCGTTGTCGAAGAAATGTAACTCCCGTCCGTGATCCTAAGCGACGGAGCAAGGAGCCAGTTCGTTCCGTCCTTTGTTATCGGAGTACACTCCAAGACCATAGCCCACGTTCCGCCCGCTCCATACGAGCAGGTCTGCACGTCTGAGAACCATTTCAGCTTTGACGGAGTCCCGTCACCCGGAGACAACTGGCCTTTCTCCAGTGTCAGCGAGAACCCGTCCAGCGTAGAGCAACTTCCATCTGTCAACTCGAAGTTGACAGTTAATATATCTGGGAAGCAAGCAAACTCTTTGAGCAGCCCTTCTCGTTTGAAGCAGAAGCAGCCACAAGGATCGCAGTTGAAGTTGTCGAGGATCGTCGTGTCGTAAGTCCAGTTGTCGAACCTTCCAGACACGAAGAAGAACCCTCCTACATCCACTCCTCCGATGTTGTAGCAAGGAGCACCATCATCTCCGGCACAAGCATCGACCTCTGGTGGGGCACCGATGTCCGCTCGCAGCATGACGTTCGGAAGGTAGCAGACGTAGGCTCTGACGATGTTCGCCGACGTTCCTCCCACACCGACAGGCCAAGCGAAGTCGTAGTCGATCGTCTCGTCTCCGATGACCTTGACGTTGATCTTGGCGTTTAGCGTGTCTATCCCTGACGGCGTGAACTCCACCCTGTACGTTGACGTTGACGGATTGCCTGCACCAACCTTGAACACCGAGATCGACCTGACATCCACGAGATCGAACGCAGCAAGCCAAGACCCTTCCGTGAACCCTGCGGGATGACAGATCGTGGTAGCAAGTTTCCCATCACCGGTGATCGTGTTTCCGAGAATGTCCCAGTCACCTTCTACCTCGTGCCACTTCGGACCAGGGCTGTCGCTGTCCGGCCTGTCAAAGTCGTCTGAACCTAGAGGACATCCCCGGATACAGCAGCATCTTCGTGTTGGCATGTGTTAGCCTTGTTCTGAAGGTACGCAGCACCTATCGTCAGCAACCCAGTGGCACGGTGTCAGTTGTCCCTCCGATGCGTATGGGTCTCGCGACAGAGCGATGCCTCTGTTGGCCCATGCCCATACTCCGAGCAGTTCTTCTTCCGTCAAGTCAAAGACGCACCCGGACCAGTCCACAACCTCAACCGACGTTCCAAGCAGGCTTGGTTGATTGCACGGTGCCACCTCCACAGAGATCGTTGCCACAGTGAGTCCGACGTAGTCGCCTGTCCCAGCGTCGATCGCAGTGATCTCTCCTTGGATCTGATCTCCACCACCACTCGGCTCCAGCCTGATCCAGAAGCCCGAGATGTCCTGCACGACTACGAACCTATCTCCGACAGCAACATCCTGCTCTGCCGTGTTGATGACCTTGAACTCCTTGTTGACCTCCTTGAGAGCAACCTCGGATTCGCTGGTCTGATTGACGAGTACAGGCTTGGCGTTGAATGTCTTGCAAGTGTCTCCGTCTCGGGCAAGTGCCGTGCTCGTGGCTTCGACGAGAATCGCCCTGGAGTGTTTCATCAGAAGTTCCTCCACTCCGAAGGCTCGAAGTTGATCGCGAACGCAGTCCTAGCCTCGGCCTGAGGAAAGACCTTCCCGGTCCACCTACAGCCTGCAACCTGCGCTGCACCACCGTTGGGTGCGATGTACGAGACCTCGACGTGCTGAGACTGTGCAGAGAGTCCTGCATGTAGATTCGCAGCCACTGCGTCTCGAAGCGTATCCCACTCGACGTTCGACACGTCCGACTCCGTACTGGACACGGGTCGTATCCAATCGTGGAACACGACCACGTTCCCTGTACCGCTGGGGCTAATCTCGATCGTCTTGCTAGACCTTGTCGGGACTCCGTTGGTAAGCGTGTAGTAAGCGGACAGGATCTCCGCAGTTGTCTTGACGTTCCCGCTGGAGTCAACCTCGACCCGTGGCTGCTGGCACTGAAACACCGTACCACCCGCCGTGACTGACAGAGCGTCGTTGCTGAACGGGCTGGGCTGGATTAACGCCGTGGCCTTGGGCAGTCCAGCAAGAGTTGGTTCGGTGAACACCGCCGCTGCATAGGTGATGTCATCGTCACCATGAGCAACGGACAATGCTCTCCTGCCAAGGAGCATGACGTTGGAGTCGTTCGGCTTCCACAACCTGAGAGCACCGTGCTGGTATCGGGACTTCTTCCGAGCGTTGCCAATCCCTGCCCAGTTAGTGAACACGTCCTCTGGGGAACTAACCGTCTCCAACACGTTCGATTCGTTCCATACCTTGGCAGTACACTGGAACTTCTTCTCGTAGGTGATCGGTGCCGTGTACAGAACAAAGTCCTTGGCCACAGTAGCAGGAGGCTGTCGGTACGTTCGCTCGTCAAGGTTCGGAAGCGACCCTGTCCCCATGAGTCCAAAGACGTAGGTCTGACTGACGGGGTTGTAGACCATCCTGCATCCGGAACGAGACAGGAGTTCGTCCAATGCGATGTCAGCCCGCTTTCCTCTCCAGTCAGCCAGAGGCTTGTACGAGGGGCTGGACGCCACCGTAATGCTCAATCCTGACGCTGCGGCGATTATCCCTACAAGATCCGATACGGACTTCTCCGAGGCCGAATAGAGGTTCCCTTGGCAGTCTCTCTGGTTGTAGTTCTCGGCAAGGTAAACATCCTTGAGTTTCCACCTAGAGTCCTCGAATACCGTCCGGATGAATGGACCGTTCTGGCGTGGACCCCGAACAATCTTCAGGTCGCTCCACTGAAAAGTCGTGCTCCGTGCCGTGATCGTCAGGCTGGTCTGGAACGGACATGACGTGAGGTTAGTGGACCCAGCAATTAGCGTATCTACAACGATCTTCCCAGGAGCAGAACGGCTACCCTGAAAGATGTCGAAGCATGTGACTTCAGGCCAGTTGCTGAGGGTCGCTTCCATTACGTGTACCAGATCCCAGGGGTTGGGTTAGTTGCCGTTGCCCGAAGGAAAACATAACGATATTCAGTGACGTAGAACACCGTCTTGGCTGCACTAGGATGCCCGAGGATCATCGGACTCTTTCGTTCGACAACCTTGCCTGGTCCGTACATGTCCCCAGGCCACCACGGAGCAGGAGGCATCGGGTGCGACGACAGACCTACAACACGTCCCTGTTGGACCAGCGTGACAGGTGTGTACTGGCTAATGTCCTCTCGAATCGGAAGTCCCTGCCACCTGGTCCTAAATGTCCAGTCTGCACCACCGTCTCCGTGCTCTGACACCGTCTCGTGAAAGGCAAGGATGTTCGAGTAGGACTGCTTGATGATCGCTTCTAATTCGATCGTGAACGTCCTGGTATTGGCGTACTCTGCTGGAGACTCGTAGTCCCAACTTGCACTGACGATCTTGTTGCCGCTCAGGTTGTTCACATCGTTGGTGTTGACGTAGTGCGGAGTCTTTACGTCCGTGCCTACGAACCTGAACCCGAAGTCTTGGTAGTCGTTGACATACGCTGCTTCGAGTTGGGAGATCTTGGTGTTGACCAAGGCTGGTGTTAGCGGAGTCCCGATGTCGTCGCAGAAGTTCCCTCCGATCTGCATCCTGTACTTCGATGCCCACCGGAATCCCTGCTCGCTCACCTGCGGGATCAACTCGATCCGCTTGGGATACACCTCTCCGGCAGGGTGCTTGTACGATCCGTACTCGAAGTAGATCTGGCTCATCGGATATCGTGCCCCTCTGCTTCGAGCGACCTTGATAGCGAGTTCAGCCTGCGAGTCAGGGTCTTGATCGAATCGGCAACAGACTGTGCAAACCTTCCCATCTCAAGGCTGAACTCATCGACAGCAGTCTGGACCTCGCCAACGTCGTTCAGGTTCCGCAAGTGATTCATGTCGAGCATCGGTGCGACAGGAGGTCCTTGCTTGTCCCGGTTGAGCCTCGGGCCTTTTCCTTGATCCAAAGGAAATGGCTCGGCTTTGTTCAGGCCCATCTCCCGAGTCGCGTCAAGGTACGACTCGTAGTCCATCCTGGAGATCGGACTGTCGAACGCCTTGACCGGAGAGACCTGGTCCCGCTTCTTGAGCCGCTCGCTTTTCTGCGGAGTTGTGGGCTTGAGCGTTTCCTGGATCTGCCTCTTGGACTGCTTCGCCTCCTCCGTGCTGAACCTTGTCAGAGCGTCCGTAGCAATGTCGGTCAGCGTCTGGCTGATGTCGATCTGGGTCGTGGCGTTTGCTGTCTCCCTACCGAGATCCTCCATCCTGACCGCAGCATCGATCTTGCCCGAGGACCACTGGTGACCCTCGATGTCGAACGAAGCCATAGCATCCTTGGTTGTGGCAAGGCGTGCCATCAGTTCGATAGCGTTAAGACGCTGTTCCTCTCGGTTCACTTAGCACCTACGCAGGGAACTTGTTGTAGACCTTCAGGCTCGGGTCCGTGGCTGGTGTCGTGCCTGGATACGACTGCAAGTTGACCTGCAAGAACGTCTCGGACTTACCCCTCGTTCCCGGACTGACCTTGGGTCCGTACAGCCTTGCAAACTGGAAGTTGGTCTGGCTTGTGGAAACACCGAGGTTCTTGCTCGACTCGAAGTTGAGCGACCCAGCACCGTCTAGCGGCGTCCAATACAGATTGTCCAGTGTGTTCGAGCACATCGGCAACTGTGCTTGGAGCATCGTTCGCCTGCCCTCAGACCTGATGCAGAGCGGACGCAGCGAGTTACGGATCAACGGAGTCAGCATGTTGTCGTACATCAGACTGAACCGCTCGAACGAGTATTCGTTGTTGTTGAGCGTCAGTGTCGAGTCTGCCATCAACCAGTACAGGTTGTTGGTTGACAGTCGTGCCGGAGCAGGATTCGGCCAAGTGCCCTGAACCTCGTCCCTGCCGATGACCGAGATCACCGCAGTCACGAGACTCGGCTCCTCCGACATGGCCTCCGCCGTGATCAGAAACTTGTCGACTTGGCACCCGTTGTACCGAAACGTTCCCTGGTCTCTCTTGACGATGATGTCGAACGACGGAGAGAGCAGCCCTGGGAAGTGAGTGTCGGACACCTCAGTCCCGCGAAGTACCAACGGCAACCACACGTCCAGTTCCTTGGCAGACATGTTCATCACCAAACTGCCTTCAACCCACGCTGGCCCCTTCCGGATATGGTCCGCGAACAGGTCGAGACTTCCGGTGATCCCCTGGTTGCCAACGATGGGCTCGCCGTCACCCTGAACACTCTTGAGTGCAAGGTTCTCGGCAACAAAGTCGAACCTCGTCGTGGTGGCTCCAACGACAATGCAGACTTCGCTTAAACCACCCTGCGATCCGCAGTCACAGATACTGTTATTAGCCACGTCGGGACTCTCTTACGAAGCAGGTGATTGTCATGAACGAAGCATCGACTCCGTCCTTCAGTTCGGCCCATTCAGGCAATGCACCGGCTGTTACAGTACACCCAAGTTCACAAGCAGAATCTAGTGTAACTCCCAATCGTCTTTGCTGAAACCGTTGGCGAATGTTCTGTTCCCAGACGCCAACTCTCCAGTTGCTACTGAAGTCCTCTGTCATCGTACCCTGTGCCACTGACACGAAGTATTGATACCCCATGTCCTCTCGCTCGTTCGTACCAGGAAGTTCGCTGGGTTTCAGCGGTACGATCGTGATCCCCTCGCAGATGCTCATCTTGGGATCGTCCCGACCCATGTTCGGCTTCCCTTTCTGGAGGTTGACGTAGGGCTTCAGGCTCGACCGTGCGATCTCCGGATTGCTCGGGAGTTCCGAGGTCAAGTCCGTGAGCAACTGCTCGACGATCTCCTTGATCTTGTTACCTATCTGGTAGGCGTGCATCAGGTCGGCCTCCCAGTCACTGTGCCCCACTGGTATCCCATGTGAGGGGTGTTGTACGGATCGACCGAGGCCTTGTACCGAGCGTCGTCAGACTGGGTCATCTGCAACTGGCGAATGAACTCCTCCAGTTTCTTATCGGCCTTACTGCCCTTGGTCTGCCGGAGAAGTTCGTACTCTGCCAGTCGCTTGTAGGCCTCCGTCATGACCCCTGGCTGCACGTCTACGATATCCGAGATGTAGAACGCTCGGTTACTGAGAGACGAGTCCACAGGAGAATCTAGGATGACCTGCGTTGAACTGCTGACGTACCGGATGATCCGCTGGGTCTGAACCAGCGAGTCCGACGACAGGGACTTTAGCAGTTCCTGATCGTTGTTGATCCCGACCACCAGCGCAGCCCCGACGTGGCTGCTGTCGAAGATCGCGTGAGAGGACGTTGCCGTGGCTCCGGTCACTCCGATCGTGGCTGCGGAGTTACCGACTCGGTGGTGCTTCATCGACTCTGGGTAACGCTCGAAGAACATCGAGAGTTCCATCCTGTCTTGGAACGGAGGCCAGATCGACAGCATCAGGTCGCCCTGGTTCCTCTGGTCCATCGTGATGGCGCTGAACCTACGGTCCAACTCGGAGAACCCAATCCACCTGTAGTAGTCCTGGAGGCTCTGGAACGAGCCACCAGACATGTCCTCGATCGGGTAATTATTCTTGCCGTCTGACAGCGTTCCTCGCCTGCGGAAGTTCCTTGGCAGCGGGAAGAACAACTGCTCCATGTAGACATTCGCGTAGGTCCCGTTCTCCAGCGTGTCCACCGTGATCGTCTGCCCGTTGACGAGCAGGATCGGGTAGACCTTGTTGCTGGCGCGATCAATACGGACGTGAGCCAATGGTGCCCACGAAGGCATCGTGAACGCTTGACCCATCGTGAACTGACCGTTGCTGACCGTGATCGACCCGAGGCTTACACTCCCAGGAAGCACAATCTTAGCCCTGGATTCGTAGTACCTGAACCCTTGGGTGGAATAAGATGTGAACGAGTTGAGTGCTTCTCGTGCGGCCTTTGTGGCTCTGTCGACAGATCGTGGCTCTGCTGGGTTGATCTCCTCCAGCAACAGCAGGTGATCTACGACTGAAGCGAGCGTGAGCAGCGGGTTCTTGCGGTCCATCGCTGGACGAAGTGCGAGGCTAGCACTCGGAGCACCTTGGATCACGCTTGGCACCTGTGCGATCGCGGTCAACGTCTTTGTAACAGAAACGCTCGATGCAGTGACGGTCTCGGACGAGTCAGCAACCGATTCCCAATTACTCGGTGGAGTTGTTCTGAGAGTGTAAGTTCCGGGATCGACATTGAACGTGATAACACCAGAAGTCCCAGTCGTTGCAATCAGGCTGGTCCCAACGAGTTGGAACTTGACTCCAGATACCGCACCACCCGAACTGGTCGCGGTGATGGTCATTGCATACGATCCAGTCCCGCCACCACCACTCGGGGCCTGAGTCAGAGACGAAGCTTTCCATCGCCACACACTCGAAACAAGCTCAAGCATCTGGCTAAATGCGTACATGATCAGACCCATCGTGCCGGTCGCGGCCGAATAGGCACTCGACGCAGCCGACCAGATTCCCGCCGCGATATCGGCAATCGCATGAACGTGGCTCGTGGGGTCGATAAGCACTGTATCGCCCGCAACAGGTGCCGTCACCAACGCCTCTTCGAGCGTGATTGTCAGTGTGCCGTCGCCGTTGTTGACGGTCGTTAGTATCGGGCTGTTCTGTTCTGCCGAAGTGCCCGTGCTCATCCACAGAACCGAATGCTCTAAAGCTCCTGTAGGGTAATTTGCACCACTGATTCTGAATACAGTTGTCGTTGGTGTTGGGCTTGCTAGAATCGTGCCTTCGACTATGAGATTGCTCTTTCGAAGCGTGTCCAGATTTTTGCCGGTCGAATGAGGAGACAAGTGATCGCGGTTATCCTCATCCCAGACCGCATCGGCAATTGTCGCTAGCGTAAGATTCCCATTCGTCACAATCGCATCGAATTGATTAGCCGCCAAAACCTCATAGCGAAAAATCGTCATCCCATAAGTCGCCTTATTCATGCTAATGGCGAGCTGCCCTAACGTGTTTGTGTTGCCCGTCGTTAATGCAATTACGTATTGCCCGTTGTGCGAATGCGTGGCCGTTGCCGCCGCTGCCATCGCCGCGGTCGTGCCGTTCTTTGTCAAATTGAAATCGCCAATCACGGCTGACGTGTAAGCATTTCCGTCCGCATCGAGCACCGGCCCGACAATCACGCTAGCGGCTGTCGATTGTTTCAAAAATTGCATTAGACTTGCCCTGTCAAAAGTAGTCGCCGCCTAAGCCCCGATCCTGCAAAATACGCTCTACGTCGCCGCCGTGGTGTCAACATTCCGCCGCGGCCGATTTGATAGAGTTGTGCGGCTTCGGCTGGATATACCGGTCTATTCCAAACGACTGATTCCGAAAACAATCCCTTGCCCCATACGGTTGGCGCCCACGGTCTTCTTGCAATTTGAAAAGCTTCTGTACTTGCTGTTGCCGCTGATGGAATTGCACTTGGGTAACTCATTGACCGCTGAATGCCATTGATAAACAGTTGCAATCTTTCAGCGTTTGTCGATCCGTTCGTGTTGTAAGAAAATAAAAAATGTTGCCACGTGTTATTCGTTGTAAAGTTAAATTGCCCATATCCTGAATTGATATTCACATAAACAATACTTGGGTAAATCTCAAAGCCGAATCCATTTCCACCAGTCCTATCAGTTGCGAAAAAAAAATCAGCAGCCGTTTTTTTGATCCATATCGAAATGCTTGTCGATGTTGCCGCCGGCCTGAACCATTCTGTTAAAACGTAGTCATTCACGCCATCAAAGTCTAAAGCGTATCGCCCATCGTCGACTACCCAATCAGTAGCCGCGTCCATATCAGTCAGCGTGCCGTGATTATTGCGTCCGCTGCGATCAAGCAAGCGATAACCGCTAGGCCCTGCCGAAGCGGACCAAAAACCAACGACGCCATTCCAAAGGTTTGAACTTCTCATTGGATTTGCGGATAAGTTCCTTGCAATCGCAATTCGTGATTGCCAGCAGTACTATTAAGGTTTACTCCGGTGTTGTGAACGATAAAAAGCACAACCTTTGACGGAAGAACGTTTCGAAAAACTTCTCGCAAGCTAACGCCAGTAAACGGATAGGTTCGATCGCTTGTATTATTTGTCGACATGATCGCGACCGGTTTGCAAATCGAGTTCTTTATATCGCTGCTGGTAATCGTTTCCGTTGAACTTGTTCCGTCGAAAACATCCGGCCAGCCATTGGAGTCCCAAGCAACCGCCCACACTTCAATCTGTCGTGCGGCTGTTGGGCTCGTTCCGGTCGTTATCTTGCCGCTGAGGATGATATCTTCAAAACCGTCTGTCGTGTTGTCGATCACGTCAGACTCAAGACCCGCAAGCAGGTTTGTGTCACTTGCCAAGCTCGCAAGCGAAGCGGTGATAGCTGTCGTCGCGCCGTACTTTTGTAAAACGTTTTTTGCCATTATTTTTCACCCATCTGCTTTCGGGCGTTGATCACTAGGCCGATTCCGACTTCAGGAAGCCCGTTGTGCAATGTCCAAGGTATCGTTGAGTTACCAAGGGCCATGAACTCCGACGCTTGGGATTGAGTTGCAAGTCCAAAGTCGACAATCGCGTCAATCATCGAAACTACGCTTTGACGATCTAGGTCGACCGACTGAACCTTGCCAGATGAGTCGTCAACCCAGTCAATAATCGACAGACACACTCCTCTAATTTCCCTCGGAGACTGTTGATCAATTCCTGCCATGCGGATTGCTGACCAAAGACCACTCTCGATTAGCCACCTTTTTAGAACCGAAGTGCTAACTTCATTCCTAATTAAAACTGACTTCTTGTTGACCTTTTCCGCAGCCTCCGCATCAGTAAGAAGTGCGTATTCTGGATTGCTCAACTCTTGGACCAGAGGAGATATGTCATTCATTCTTTTTTGTTCTCCTGCTTCCTCAAGCAGTCAATCCTTGATTTAACACAATCGTTGATAATCAACTGATCAGAACACATAGACTCAAGATCGTAGAGCCTCTGTTCGACTCGTGAGAATCGACGGCCAAGGTTACAAAGAAGGCAGAATAGGAAAATCGACAGGCCGATATACCAGATCGCCGTCAAGTCACCGCTGGATGCTCGCGACAACTCCTCATAGAGTTCCGGGCTCGACTGGCTCTGCTGCTGCATGATCCTCCCCTTTCCACCAATGAAGCATCTTTAACATAAGATTGATTGGATTCATGTCGTAAGTCGGTGCTGAAAGCAACGGCTCAAAAACCCATTCGTAGACAACTTGTACTATGTTCATTGCAGTTTCAACTGGTCCTCAAGTTTCTTGATGCGATCCTCGTTATTGTTGCACTTTTCTTCCAGCCTTGCCCTGTGCTTTTCACAGTCGATCGTGGCCTTGGTCAGATCGTCGATTACTTTCTTTCGCTCGGAATTGTCGTTGGCAAGTTCTTCGATTCGATCCCTCATCAGAGAGACATTGGACTTGTACAAGTGGCCCACTATCGTACTCACTCCGACAGAGGCACCGCCGACCAACCAGCCGATCCACTCCCAGAATCCTTCGACAGTTTCCGGAGGAGAAGTAGGGACCTCTTGCATCAAACTATCTCCCGATTAAATCGTGGAAGGTATCGGCGCTCATAAAGCCAGTGTATGTGATTTTCCTCCCCCGATACTCGATCTCGATCCTTGGCGCTGCTCCGAGAAACCCTTCGGCTGAAACCTCCCTGACAGGACCAATGTCATATCCCTGCTGCTTCAGGGCTGGCAACGTCTCCTTTTTGAGCCTCTCGCACGGAGGACAGCCTGGTATGGTCGTGACAGTGACCTTGCCCAGCGGCCTTGATGGAGTCGGTGTTGGTGGCTGTCCAACGATCCCATCGCCACCACACTCTTGGCACACCGCCGAGACAACTCCGTCCCCAACCCTTCCTGTGCCATTGCAGTTCTCGCACTTCCCAGATGGGCTAGGTGCTGGATCGGGAGCAGGTGACTGCTCAAGACCTGTAGCGCCAACGAGTGCCCATGCCCATCCCATCGACTGACCTGTCGGCTGTTGCCCGATCGCAATCGATGACAAGTACGTCAACGCGAAGGCGATGATCGCTGCTACGACTCTCATTGTCCAGTGACTTCCCATCCCGTGCTCCAATTGATGATTCGTGGTTGGAATCCGTTGATGCCCGTCACGGCGTAACTATCGCCTTGAGAGAGCATCCTGTTAGCTGTCGATCGACTGACCCACCAAGAGCACTTGGCTACCTCCGGATTGGCTCCGAACTCGGCAGCGTTATCCTCGCCTTCGGAGTTGCCCCAAGACTGCATACAGGCCACGGCTATGGCCTCTCCGTCGTCGTTGTACTTGACGCCGAAGAACGTCATGCAGTGATACCAAGTCCCCCTGGCATCCTTGAATCCGTCGCTTCGCCTCTTGCCGTCGAACCCGACGTTCGAGCAGACTGCGATCGCATATCCCGACTCAAGCATCCGGACTGCATCGTCGAACGTCTTGACCTGAATGACTTCACGAGCAGGATACTTCTTGGCGATGGCATCGAGCTTCCCCTCATCTCGCTCGCCGCCGCATCCAAAGTTCCCCCAGTTCTTGGCCTTCTTGGCGTCGTAGCGAACCAGATTGTGCTCGTTGATTCCGGTGAACTTCGAGTAGTCTTGGCGAGCGATGTAGCCCCACTTGCTAGCCCATTTGGCAGCAGCAGCGCCGTAAGATCCGTCGCTCCATCCACCGCGACTCTTGCCGACAGCCTCGACCCTCGATCCGCCGTAGATCGGTTCGGTCGCCATGACGCCAGGCCATTCGATGCTCACCGACTTGGTGACGATGTCCACCGCCACGACCAGAGTCCCAGCAATCTCCCAGCCCCACGAGACGCAGTCGCCAATGCCTTGTGCAAAACGCTTCCACCCTGGCTCTAGTTTGAGCAGTGCGTCCGTCAGCAGGAACGTTCTCTTGGTTCCACGGAACCGAAGTCCGTCGAGGGCGACCCTCTGCTCCTGCGTCATCCGATTGACCGCTGTCAAAGGATCGTCAAGGATTCGCTCGACGCCTTCCGGATTGGGAACCCAGCCTTGTGGCTTGTTCAGGATGTCCATACTCATCGGCTTACCTCGTCGAGAACTGCGGCTGAGCCGAGGAGCACCTTTGCGATCGCAAGCCTGCGTCCGGATTGATCGACCTGATCGCCTGCTGAACCTAACGCAGCGAAGGCTGGTCCAATTGCAGACCCAATCACGTCGCCTCCACTGACTGGCTGTGAAGGTGCTCGGACTATCAACTCCCTAAGACGGTCGATGTCGCCCATCGTCTTGAGCCTTGGACCGGAAGCCTTGGTCGCATCCTGCTCTATGACACGAGCCATGCCAAGAAGCATCCCAGACCAGATTGCAGCGTCAGCCTTGCGTGCAGAGAAGCCATTGGTGAGCGTCTGGCGGATATTCGGGTCTACGTCAACCGGAGGCAACGGGGGAGGCTTTGGTGGCCCTGGAGGCTTCGGCGGCTCCGGAGGTAACTCCTCTCCAATCTTCACCGCGACAGAGGCTTGGTCGATGTTCGCTGTCCTGTCAGCAACAATAACCTGAACGCGATACGTTCCTGGCGTTCGAGTTGCAAAGATGACCTGCTTCCCGAACACGAACGATCGACCCACCAACCGCTCGTCAACAACGAACCGGAAGCCTTCCCCGACAGAAGGCTCGGCGTTGATCACGACGAGGTCTCCGGGCTCTGCCTGAGTTGGACCGTCGACGACAGCCTTGGCCTGTGCGAAGCAGACCGAAGGCAAGAGCAGCAAGACTGACAGGAACCGGAGCATGATGACCTTCTGTTGTTAAGCTTGGAGGTTTAGGCGGTATGCACAATGCGACCCCGGGGTCGCATCACACTCCTATTAACAACTTGAGGATGATCGGCAGAACCTGCTCTATCAGGATTTTGAGGATTGCGTTCCAGTCGATGGCGGCAATAACGTTCCCGCTGTCATCCACTCCGATCGCATCGGACTCGACCAGTTCCGCTCTAGCTCGCTCCATGATGGCCTTCTTCTGCATCTTTCGCAGAGGACCATTCCCTTTCATGATCCGCTCTAGGCGACCTCGCTTGAACTCCGAGATGTCTGCATCCTTGATCGCTTGACTGAGCAGCACTTCGAGTCGATCGTCGCTGAATTGGTTGTCGCCGAAGATCTGTGGATTTTCCGTGACTTGAGGCTGTAGAACGACACTGTCTTGAGCAATCGCAGAGCAAGCCGTACAGGCCAAGATCAAGGCCAAGAGCAATCTGAACATGATATTCCCGATGTTTGAGAAGCATCCTCGGGCAACGGTTGTGCCCGACTCAACATGAGGATAAGTGTCTGTCCAGTTCGTGTCAATCAATTCACGAAACTAACGTCCGGTTTTAATGGCGAAGTTTATGTCGTGAATTGCGTTTCGGAACTGATGATTCGGGAATCCAGTTGCAGGATATTCCCTGATCGACACCGATGCTCCCGATCGCTTGAGCGTTTCGTAGGCCTGACCGCTGGATCGGTACGTCAGCCTGTCTCCTTGGGTCCGGTAGATCGTGACCTTGGCTGAAGTCGATCTCGGAAACTGAATCGGTCCACCCGGAGAATGGGCGTGAATAGCGACAACATTGTCGTACTTCCCCATCTCGATTGCTCGCCTTGCTCCGAACGAGAACCCGACGATCGTGACGGGTCCGTTATGGCTCCGAATTGCCGCCTCTAATCGCTTGGCATCGAGCAGCGGCCGAAAGTGCCTAACTCCTGGCAAGTGGCTTGAGATGGGCGTTCCTAGCCCTCCAACCGCAAAGACAACGGGCTGCCCGGGTTGTTGTGCCCGAGCAGCCCACGGTGTCAGCAGGACCAGCAGAATGGCTAGCCTCATGGTGCAGCCAACGCTGCTGCAATCTCGGCAGCGGCTGGTCGACTGTTGCAGATCATCCCGAGGATCGTCTGCTGCTGGCCTGACAATGCAGTACCGGCTTCGACCGCAGTCTCGATCCCCAACCCGATCGCTCGGTTGGCAGACATGAACTGAAGCCTTCGAGCGGTATCCGTTTTCAGGGTTCCGCTACCGGCATCGACGACATCGGCAACGTCGTCTCCGGCAGCCTCCGACTTGAGTCCGTAAGCAAGTCGGCGACGAGCATAAACTGACAATGGCATGGCTACCTCTGAGGTCCGTGTTTGGCAATGACTTTCTCCCGCAACTCTGACTTCTTCAGTCGTTTGAGCGACGGGTCCTGCTTGATCATCTTATCAGCATACTGCTTGACAATGTCGTCTGCCAACGGAACGCAGTTTTTCGGGTCTAGCGGGTCCTTGTCAGGCTGCCTGCCAGTGGCTCGAACGCCGCCCTCTGACGACCAACCCCGCTTGTCCAAGAGTTTCTTGATATACGACCGACCCTGTGCCCGAGAGACGTATGCCTCTGGATCGCCCTTGAATCGGGCAAGGTTTGGGAAGTAAACCGCGTTCTTGTCTGGGACGAACCCGTGTCGCTTGCTGGCCTGAAGGTTCCTGTCCAGCGCCTTCTGGCTGCCGAATTGCTCGTACAGTGGCTGCATCCCCTGGAAGAACGTATCGTCCGTCGAGAGCACCGGACCCTTCCGTAGCGACACCATCGAAGCCAATTTGTCACCTTCCCCGGACATCCTCATCCGTAGGTACTGTGCCCCACGGGTGACGATCCCGGTCAGCGGCTCCATGCAGCGAGACAGCAACTCCCGGTCTGCGTCCGGGTAGCCTTTCAGGATTTCCTCAGCGTCCGGTGGTGCGAGCAATAGGTCCCTGAACTCTATCCAGTCTGGGTTGGACTTGATGAACTCGCTGTAAAACTTCTTGGCTGACTTTCTCATTGTGCTTTCCTTGGCATCTGTTGTGCCTGTCGGAGTTTCGCTTCATGGATCTCTCGCCCCTGCTGCATCATCGCCATGTGCTTGGCCTGACCCTGGAGGATCTCCGAGAGGGTCCTGGCTTCGCCCGAGCGAAGTTCCAGTTGGTTCTTGGCTGCGTCGGCTTCCATCTGCATCTGGGCCTTCTGGGCCTCAATTGCAAGTTCTGCCTCAGACATCTGGCCTGACGCCATTGCGGCCTGTGCCTCCGCTGCGGACTTCTGGGCATCGGCCTCGACCTGTGCCAACTGGGCTTGCTGCATCCTCTGCTGCATCTCTGCCTGCATCGGGTCAGGTTCCTGCGGAGGAGGAATCTCTGCACCCTCAAGGTCCGCATCGTGGTACTCAGCCCACTTCCGCATCAGGAAGTTGAACGGTTCGTAGTTTCCGGACGCCGCTCCGTACTGCTGCATGATCGGCAGGAACATCCCGGCAATCTGCTGGAAGTTGGCGATGTCTCGGTCTCGGTTTGGCCTACGGATCGAGGCCGACTCGATCGTGTACTCGAACTGGCGAGTCACCAGTTCCACGTCCGTATTGACGATCAACTGGTCCCACAACGCTGCGCCGTACTGGCCGAACATCGGAGCCACGTCCTCGCCCCGGACGAACCATCGGGTCACGAATGCTTCGCTCTGGGCGGCCCTGCCCTGCCATTTAACCACCTGCTTCTGCATGAACTCCGGGCGAGCAGACACGGCACGGGACTTGGCGACCGTCTCCTCGGCTGTTCGGTTCTGCGTCCCGTCTTGGTTCAGTCCGTAGACGAACTGGGTTAGCCCAACCCGCTTGTCGAACATGTCCGAAATGAACGCGATCAACTTGGACATGTCCTGTCTGGTTTCCGGCTGCTGCAGGACGGTGATCGCCTTACTGATGTCGTCTACCCCGAACGGTGTCGGGATGATCTGCTGATCCTCGCCGTTCATCAAGTAGTCGCGGTAGTGCTCGACGTGCGGAGAGGCCACCGCCCAGAAGTCTCGGCTGCTGGTCCACACTCGATTGGCAAGCCACGAGACCAAGAAGTTCAGCAACTTGAGTTCTCCCAGTCCGGGAGCCAACGGTGCGATCGGCCAGGATGATTCAGGATTGTGGTAGAAGTCAAGAAACTCGACCGGCCATCTGCCGTCAGCCCATAGTGGGACTGGCCACGAGAAGGCGTTCCTAACGTCGTCGTCCGTGGCTCCTGCCCGGAACTTAGACGTGGGCATGTTCAACGGCCACGGAACGTCAGGACTGATCGCCAGATAGGCGTACTGCTTAACCACGTCCTCCATGTGGTTCTTGATGCCTTCCTCCATCGACGTGTATCTCGCTCCACACCCAGCCTTGGAGTAGATCTCGTACCAGACGATGTTGTCTCCGGTTTGACCTGCCTGCCGTCTGGCATCGCCTTCGTAGTCCGTACCCCACTCAGAGTGAGACCACGAACTCTCCAGCGTTGACTTGTTCTTGAGACTTCCTCGCTCTAGCCCAAATCGCTCCTCGACTTCGTAATGAGGCTGGACGTGTCGGATAGCCATCCACCGACACTCGTCGATCTGATTGAAATCTGGATCGGTCAGAACGTCGTAGGGATCGATGTAGAACGCTCCGGTCAGGGTTCGGCCCGAACCAGGCATCTTGTAGTTTCTCGGGGCTAGGCATCCTCTGCCCTTGATTAAAGCGTCGATGACCGCTCGCTCCGAGTGACCCTCAAGCCCACCGGAAGGCATCTCTCGCGGCGTGTAGTTCAGCCAGCCCGACATCAGCGCTGCGATAGTCTCGTCCCTGGCATTCTCTGCCTGCTGGGCCTGCTGGAACTGCTGGTAGGCCATCATGCCTTGTTCGTCAGCACCGAAGATCCCCGGTGGGAGTTGCAACTTCCTCTTGGACTTGACCGTCCGGTGCGGAGATTCCCACATCAGGTTCGGCCCGAAGATAGCAACCAACTCGAACGCCTTGTTGATTGTGATCCTGAACCTTGGCAACTTGACGTTCTTCCAGAACTTCTTGCTGTATTCAGGGTCCCACATCGCCTGGGCCGAATTGGCGTAGAACATCGTGCATTCCTCCGCGATCTCCATCCATTGAGATCTACCCTCTTTCGCCCTCTCGATCTTAGAGATCCAGCCAGCGACAACAGGTCGAAGGAAGTCGTATTCTAGTACCTTCTTGTCCATGTTCTTTACTTGGTTTTCGCAGTGACCGCATCGTTATGAGCGAGGTTACGTTCAGCCTCGGCTCGCTGTGCAGTCAACTCTGCTAGGTGGAGATGGTAGTGCTCTTTGGGCGGCTTGGTGCCTTGCGGGTAGTCCCACGAACCGGAGTCGATCGAGACGCTGTTTGCCCGCTGTAGGTGGATCGGGTGCGAGACGTGGTGCGACGATCGCTTGTGGGACGGCATCCCGAACGGAGGGAACACGACGAGCGTCACCCGTCCTGGTCCGTCAATTCGATTGACAATGCCTGGAACAGCATCCTCGAACGGACGCTCAGGATTCTGCCTCGCAGCATTGAACCAGACGACCGTCGTGCCAACCGGAGGGGTCGGGTACGGCGACTGTTCCAATTGCTTCAGTTCTTCGATTCGACGCTTGATTGCTTCGGACGACATGATTACCTCGATTGTTACGAAAGTTACAAAACCTGAACGGATACAAACTAGACTCCAGCACCGAGCGTGACAACACCTTGCTCCTCGGTTTGGCCTCGAATTAACTGCATGGCTTTTCGGTACGCACTCGACCCCTGGCGTCTGTAGAGCGTTGGCTCGACGTAGGCTGTGCCCTCGATAAATAGTTGCTCCATGTGCGCTGCGGCGTATTCCGTGCAGGCCATCAAGTCATACAGCCTCGGATTGGCAGGCTCGTCCAGCACGGCATCGGAGTCAACGACGCGAGAATCCCGCTTCTTCATGTACTTGGTGAACTCACGCTTCGTCTCCGGACACTTGTCGTCAATGATCATCAGCGACGGAATGCCTACACCAGCCACAGGCTCCATCAAGTTCCTGACCGCTCGATACCGAGTCGTAGGAACGTCGCACCCAGGCATGAAGTCGTAACTCGTTTGGCGAGACACTAATCCAGCACCCCTGAATGCCATCGAGAAGTGCATCCTCGTGTTCGTGTCTCTACCCGCGTGTGTCTGCCTACCAGCCCGATTGTCGATGATGTGGCACTCGTAGTGCTTCGATCCACGCTTGTTCAATATGGCCTGTGCAATCGCCTCGGCGGTCATTCGCTTACATACCAACTCCCACTCGCAGATCATCACGTTGCCGACGAATACACCATCGATTTCATGCGGAGGAATGGCCCACGACTGTATCCCTGTTCGGGTGTGAGAAGGGTCCATGATCAGGTATCGAGTCCAGTCGTTCGGCAACTCGCCAAGCAACTCGTAGATGCTCCTCAGTTTCAGATAGGCATTGGACCTCGTGGGTTCGTAGATGTGCGAGTCGTTTTTTCTCCTGAGACAATGGACGTGATTGTCGAACGTGTACATGGAGTACGCATCCATGTTGACTTCACCACGGTCTCGACGTGCAATCTCCTCCTCGCTTCCCATTCGCTCCAGAGACGCTTCTTTGTTCTCCTGCGATATGAACGGGTTCTTGGTCATGATCAACTGAACCCGCTGAATCCTTGGGTTCTCTTGGATCGAGCAGAGTTCCGCACGCTCGATCAGCGAGATCAAGGCAGGGTTCTTCATGTGTGGCCAGACTGACCACAAGAGCCACCCGTTCTCATCAGTCAGGCGGTCCTGCCACTCCTTGACGTGCTCAGAGAACGCAACGTCCTCGTCGATCCATATCCCAGAAACAGCGTCACCCATCTTCGGCTGCGGACTTGTGGACGGGTATGCGTAGATCTTCGCCCCGTTTGTGAGTTGCACACTCTTGAACTTGTTGCCTCGCTTGTCCTCCCATTCCCAAGAGTCCTCAACGATCATTCGATGTGGGATCAATGGTTCGGTCAGATCGGATTCTCCAATCCGAGCGGCATCTGACTTGTCCGCACGATTGAACGCCCTCCACAGACCCGTCTTTTCATCGCGGATACAACGGAACTGACCGCCCATGCCAGGCTGGAACAGCAACCTGTGGATCGTCTGGCCTATGTGGTTCAAGTCATAACCAATGACCCAGTAGATTCTCGGGTAGTTCTCGTTTGCGATAGGCCACCGTGGCTTGAACACCCTGCCGGTAGAGTCCTTGATCGGGATGCCCGTGACACGGCTGGCAAACTCCATCGCAACGCTCACGGACTTGCCGCTCCGCTTGCCCCCAGACACCAACAACTCGATCGCCGTGCTGCTGTGGATAGGCTCCTGTTGCTCGTAAGGAGTGTAGACCCGAACTCCCTCGCGAGCACGCCTGTTCTGCTCGATGCTGATCTCGGCTAGGCGTCGGAGGTCTGTCATATCGAAGTCTCCACGCCGACAGTCTTAGCAATCGCTTCCAACTGCTCGTCGCTCGAAGTCTCCTCGATCTTCAGCCCCAATCGCTTCATACTCTGGTTGATCGTGGACATCTTGGTCGGATCACCGGACGCCTCCAGCAACATCTGCATGAAGGCCAAGTCCTGCTCCCTGCGGATCTGCTCGTCCGTCAGCCTGCGTATGTCACTCTCGCTATCGTTCGCTTCGACGTTCAGGTGCAACTTAATGATCTGTGCCATCAACGCAGCAGCAGATGCCGGGACCTGCTTCCGCTCGCACAACTGGTCAACGATCCACACGAACTTGGATGCGAACCCCGTAGGACCGCCGTAGAGTTTGTAGATCTCTGCGATCAGGTCCTTAACCTTCGGCATTGCAGCCACAGAGCCTGTGGCGTTGACCAACTGATCTGCGATGTCCTTCGTCTGTGCTTCGAGTCGCTTCTTGACCTTGGCTATGTCGGCTCCAGTCAAGCAATACTCGCAAACGTCACCGTCGTCGATCGCTGGGAACTTGTCGATAGGCCACTGGTTCCCACAGGACTCGCAGGTCTGCAAAGCCATTGGACATCATCCTTGTCGGTTGACCTGAATGTGGACGATGCTGCCCTCTGCAACGCACTCGCAGTGCTTCAGATTCCACGTAAGGAAGTCGTCTGAAAAAGCCTTGGCGTGCTCATCGCTCTTAGTGAGCACTAGCATCTTGCCACCTTCCTTGACGTGCTTGAGTGCCTCAATGGCGTCAAAGGCGTTCTCTGGCTGGATCTTGGAGTAAGAATAGACAATGAGGTCGACATCCTGCGGATCGAACTGGTCGTAATTAACCCTCTTGATCTCTGCATACCTGCCTCCGTCTTTTGTCGATATCGAGCCTGTTATTGTTTCGTGGTCGACAATTCTATAGCAGAGTGTGTTTTTGTTTTTGTAGACAACGGAATTCGAGACGATGCCTGTCTGGTCGTTGAGCGTTATCACCCTCGCATGACCAGACGCTGCAATGCCTGAAGCAATCTGGTTGACTCGCTCCAGCGACTCCTTCGAGACGCCCTCCTTTGACAAGTCCACCTTCTTGCCAAGGACAATCTCGGTCTGTTGGACAGGCTCCTGCTTCGGCTCGTCCTCTCGAATCTCCATGATCGGCCCTTCATACGGAGGCAAGGAATCGGTCGTGTCAACGTAGATGCCCCTGTCGTGGACAGAGACGTTGCTCTCGACTGCGTGCCTGAACATGTTGCAGACCGCCTCGATCGGAAGGTTCGTTGGCTTGCCGACACACTTCGGCTTCCAGTGACCTGCCCATGCGTCCCAGTTGCAGAACACGACAGGCTCGTGGTGCTTGAGCACGCCTGCCAACTGGATCTCCCGAGTGTTCGTCACGTCCTCGGTACTCTCCTTCTTCGTCCTGCGGTGGTCGGTCTCGTAGAAGAACCAACCCTGACGATTGAGCAACTGAATCGCTCGCTCCTTCGTGTGTTTGCCTGAGAGCAACTCGTCGAGGATCTGCTCCTTCGGATACGTCGGAGGGAACAGGTCAAAACTGTCCATCGAGTACATGATGACCCCAGTTGGACCCGCTCCGATCGGATGAATCCCAGTCATCATCGCCGCATGGTCACGGCTGTACGGCATCAGTTCGATCGGTCCCAGCGGAGCATCAGGATCTCGCGTCTCCTTGTTCCCGAAGTAAAAGACGTAGACGTTCTCCAACCCGCCTCGGATGTCGTCCGGTGGAGGTCCGCAGTACGGACAGCAGACCACCGTGGGCAGCCCGTGGATCTTCCTCTGGTACAGGAAGTGGAAGCTCGAATCCCAGAATGGCTTCGCCTCTGGATTGTGACCGACGTACTTGTCGATGAAGTTGTCTGAGTCGAGCATGATCAGAACGTCGTAGCCGTTGTCCTTGGCGTACTGAGCGATCTTGTTTCGCTCTACGTCCAGCGGAATGTCGCCGAACCTACCCCAGTCAAAGCGTCCTACACGCTCGTCCTTGCTGGCCTTGAGTGCCGTCTCGGCGAGCCAGTCGGAATGGGATGGGATGATCGTTGAAACGCTACCGTTCCCGCCGAAGGTGAGGAACGCAACGAACACGTCTAACTTAGGAACCTGCATTGTTGGCAGCCTGTGTTGGTGAAGTGAAACTAATCTCCGAACCTAATTGCGTCGAAAGCACTGCACATGGCCTCTCGGACCTTGCGGACTGCTACCGACTGGTCTGAACTTGGCTTCGAGTTGGAGACGATCGTCAAAGCAAAACGCTTGGCATCCATCCGGATCTGCTCCACTTCGAGACAGTCCTTCTGTGCAATGTTCGGCTTGGACTTGTCACCAAACCATTCGTCGATCTGTTGTCGCGAAATAGCCATCTCGAAACCTAAGTTAAAACCCCGAGGGGGCCTGTACCGTCTGGCGATACAGACCCCCTCACCCGTCAAGAGTACAGGATCAGCGAACGTCCGTGTAGACCAACATATTTGCGTTGGTCTGAGCCGTGGTCATCGCTGAAACAACCCGAGCGAATCGGTTGACGATCGCCGCTGCGGTGTTCGTAGTCGCTGCGGTCGCAAGGACAGCGGGACGACCGGCAGTCGTTGCACCGCTCGTAACCGCAGTCAACGCCACGACAATGTCACCGGCAGAAAAGACGTTTCCACTGTCTCCGGCGAGAGGCGTCTTGATCAAGGCGTGACCCTTAACGATCAGCCAGAACAGGTCGTTGTTGGCAACGCCGGTCGATGGCAACTGATCGTCAACGACACCGGCCACTTCGCCTGCCGTGGCATTGGTGTAGCCGTCAACCTCTCGCCTTCGAGACCCGGACTTCCACCGAACGAGCCTGCCTGGCAACAGTGCTGCGCCAGAGGTGTTCCGAACCAAAATCGCTTCGACAACGTCGTCGCTTCGCTTGATCCGAACACCAGGACCGTCCGGGTAATCGTCGGCAAAGGCCATCGGGTGGCCCTCGATCGCCTTCGATCCGTCAATGTTTGCAGGGGTCCCGCCGTGGTAAGTGTACCCTCGCTTCGGCAGGCCCGTGACTGTATCAGCCATCGTAAAATTTCCTCTTTTGAATGAACTTGAAACAAAAGGTCAGTATCGACCGACCTGCCTGCTTATGCGTAAGACTTGATCTTCGCGAAATGCTTCGGCTTGTATTCCACGTTGCCGTAGAAGCCGATGCCCCACAGGTACGACCAGTTGCTGCGTGGGTCCTTGTCAGGGCCTTCGTACCAGAACAACTGCGGCGTCAAGGCGTGGATCTTCATCTGGTTGACGTTGATGAAGTATCCGGTCCCGACTGGGCAGTCGAAGTCCGGGTACAGTCCGACGCCGTCTTGGTTGAGCGTCATGCCGAACCCGAGGTCCTGCGACTCCTTGTGGGGAACCGTGATCCGAGTCTTGACTTCCTGGGCGTTCTTGTAGCCCTGGAACAAGTCCGAGGCCATCGCTCCGAGCGTCGGCATTCCGTCGTCACCACCGGTCGTGGTGAGCCAGGTAATGGCCTGAGAAACGACTCGCCAAGCATTGGCTTCCCAAGTCGTCGCACCAGTGCCCCAGTTCGAGGACGACCAGTTGATCAACTTCGGTGCGTTGAAATCGTACTCGGAAGTACCCGAACCGTCAGGCCAGTCCGTCGCGATCGTCGAGTTCGGCTTGGTGCTCAACGCACTCGACCACGAGCCGCCGTAAGCACCGAGTTGGGTCGACAACTGACCCAAGCCGTAGGTGTCGCTCGGGACTGCAATCCGGTCGGTCGCCGCACAGGTGCCTGCACCCATGAAGGTCTCCAACCCGTGGATCGCGTTCTCGCGACCGGCAGTACTTCCGTCGCGATACAACTCGCCAGCGAACGTGTCGGTGATCGATTTTCGCAGGTTGTTCGTCTTGGACTGGAACAGGTTGACCAACTGCTCAGTACCTCGGTTCATGAGGTTCTGCTTCGTGGTCAGCGTGTCAGTCCCGACGTACCCACCCCATTCGATCGACACCTGTCGGTACGCTCGGTGGTTCGAGAAATCGAGGACGGAGCCGTCGCCGTTCTGCGTGATCGGAGGCTGACTGAACTCCAACTGCCAAACGAGTTCGGTCCCGCTCGCATTGAACGCGACTCGGCCTCGCTTCTGTGCCTGTGCAAGCAATAGTCGCTTGCGCATAGTCATGTCCGAAGCACCCTTCATGAACTTCGGCATTGTGGTTTCGACTATGCCAACCCACTCGTCTGCTGCCATCTTTTAATCCTTACCTGGAGAGTAATAGAGACCGGGTGAACAAAGTATCCAGATCAGCTTCGTTGTTGATCTGAAGGCCCGGGTCCACACCCGGTCCAGTAGCGTTTGGCGAGTATGCGTTTGCATTCCTCGCCTTCTCCAGAAACGATTGTTGCGGACTCTGGCTTGGTGGAGGCACTGCTGGTGCGACAGGTGCCGGTGCAGGGGCTGCCTGCTTGCTTGTTCGGTTGTTGAGGCCCGTGATGAACAAGGCCTGCTGGATCGCCTGGCTAGGCTCTAGCCCCTGGGCGTACATAGCCTGAACGGCACTGATGAGCCTTTCGCCATCCTGGGTCGGGACCTGCTGCTTCGTGACCGGATCTTGCGTGTAGATCCACGAGGCGTTCTCCGACTCGAACTTTTCGACCACGTTTTGACTTGTGGTCCGGCTCTGGATCTCTGCGATCCTCTGCTGGACAATTCGATCGACTTCTCGAAGGATCGGGTCCTTGGTGACGTTGTAAACGTCTTTGTAAAAGTTGCTGCGGGTGATTCCTTGCCACTTCTGGCTGATCGCCCGAGCGGACTCGTTCATCTTGGGCAGGATCGGGTTGGCAACGCTCTCGAACCCGGGCTTGGCAATGTACATGCCAGTCGCTGGGTCCTGAGTAACGATGCCGCTCGTGATCGCCTGATCGTATTCCGGCGACCAACTGACTCCCCACTTCTCACCGAAGTAGGCGTCTGGGTCAAATTCGTCCGACTTCTTGACCGGATCTGCCTTTGCGGGCTCTGGAACGGGCTTCTGTGCAGCCATCTGCTGCTGTGCCACCTTGAGTGCGTGCATGTTCTGCAACGCCACCAAAAGGGCTTCCTCGGCACTGGATTCGTCTGCGATGTCGAGGCCCATCTGGCGAGCAGACTTCCTCAGAATCGACAGCGTATCGTCCTGTCTTTGCTGCGGAGGCTCGACGGCACGAGGCGGTTGTGCCGGAGCAGGGTCCGGAGTCGGCGGAGCAGGGTCTGGCTGGGCTGGAGGAGGCTGGACTGGCTCAACTGGGGGAGGACTCGAAGGAGCAGGCGTAGGGTCAGCGACCGGAGCCTGTGGTGCAGGTGCCGTAGCAGTCGCAGCAGCAAGTGCATCGGTGAACTCGCTTCCGCTCAACGTCGAATCGTCATCAAGTCCCATCAGATTACCCAAAGTGTGCGGTTGTTACGCAAATCATTACGCGACTTTCAATTCGCGAATCAGATGTATTTAACACACTTGAACAGTGGTGTGCAACTATCTTGGGAATTTCTAGGAAAAATCGCTTGATTAAATTTGTTGTCGCGAATATGACATTGAGTATCAGTCTTTTCGTTACTCAACCCGTAAATTGGAATTACAATGATAGCCGTCGATAAATTGTTTGACCCGAAAGCAGCACAGAAGATGATTTCTGAGGCTGCGTTGCACGACGCTCCGATGAAACGACGCAAGGTCACGGCGTTGCCCACCATCAATACCCGTCGCGAGGGTCCTCCTGTGGCCTTCGCATACGGTCGCGTCTCCTCGTTCTCGCAGTACGAGAAGGACAACTCGATTCCAGACCAGAAAGTGCGTGCAAATCGGTACTACGAGATGTACCTGAAGGACGACGGTGTCGTCTGGGGTGATTTCCACGAGGACGGCAAGGGGATGTCAGCCAGCAAAACCCCGTTTGTGGACCGCCCTGCCGGAAGAAGGCTTGTCAATCAACTCCGACCAGGAGACCACCTGATCATCGACAAGATCGACCGGATGTGGAGGAAGGTCTCAGACTTCTGCCGGATGACCGACTGGTTCGCGGAGAACAGGATCACCCTCCATATCGTCAATATGAACGGCGTTTCGCTCAATAGCGACACTCCGATGGGCAAGGTGATCCTAACCATGATTGCGAGCTTCGCAGAGGCTGAGGCCACCATGTTGTCCCAGCGTATCCGGGACGGATTGTCGTCCAAGAAGATGAACGGCGAACCTACCCAGTTGATGCACGGGACTATGTCCATCAAGAAGAACGAACGGGAATACGTTGTCTGGGACATCGAGAAACGCAAGGTCATGAAAGAAGTTGTCCGACTGCGTGACGAGGAACACTACACGTTCGTCGAGATCGCAATCGAAATGGAGAATCGTCGCAGGGTCGAGGCTGGACTCTGCAAGATGACTCCAATCCTCAAGAAGATGTGGATCACCCAGCCCAGGAAGATGATGTGGGTCAGGCCCTACTGGATCGAGAAAGGCATTAAGATCCTCGGGATTACCGATCCGTCTCAGTTGCCGAGGTACTCGAACCTGTTCTCGGTGGCAAAGAAGTTCAACGCAGAGACCATGCCTGACTGGGAGAACGTCAGGCTCTCAAAACTAGCAGGACGCAAGTCAATGATCAGCTAAGTGATCAATTGCGTACTGCGCAACAGCCAGGGCTGACCATGCGTGCGACTTGACACGGTAGAGCGGCCCTGGCTCATTCTTGGTTCCAATCGCTTTAGATCCGCCGTACATGTCGATTAACGCCTGTCTGATGTTGCCGTCTTTGGCCCTGGTGGTTCCGCACAAATTAACCTTGATCTGGTTGCGATAGACCAGCTTGGTCACTCCTGGCCAAGCCTCCATAAACCTGCCTATCCAAACACAGGTCTCGAATACTTCCTTGCCGACTGCCATCCCCATTGATCCGATCATTTCCATTACTAAGACCGTCGTAGGAATACGGTCGAAGTGCTCGCGGATCATGAGTTTCAACTTGAAGTTGTCTATGACCCCGCAGTCGTGGATGAGGCCTACGTCGTTATCGATGATGACGTAGCCGCTCTGGGATGTTCCTGGGTCTATTGCGAAGATCATGGGATAAATTCACCTATGTCCTTGAGGAATCCTTCGATCACCATCTGGCTCCATGTCTCGTAAAGATCAATCTCACTGACGACCTTGCTGACTGGCTGAAGTCCAGCGTCCACGATGCTCGTATCTCTTGGCTTAATGAAATCTGTCCGCAGTTCTACCACTGCAAGAACGCCAAGGTGGACTCGTCCCACCTCACTAGATGGGTCATATATCGTACCTACCCCAGTGTGATTCCAAGCGAGATCGAACTCGACTTCCTCTCTGATCTCTCGTAGCATTCCGATGCTAAATGTATCGAAATTCTTTGAACCCATCTTCATTGCATCGTCTGCACTGTTGACGTGTCCACCGATGCCTATCGATCTTTTGGCATGAAGCCTGGACTCTCCACCTTTTGAGCCACGGCAGTACGAGAAAACCTTTTCTTCAGAACCGTCGAATGGACGGATGAAGAATACTACATACGGAATGATCTGGAGATGCGACGGGTCGTGCTCTGCAACAGACCTCGGAATGAAGGTGTCGGCAGAATATATGCGATCAATTCCTCTTGGGCTGAAAAACGACAAGCCAGCATTCTTCGTAAAGACCTCGGCTTCCTTCGCCGGTATCACCAATACCTGTTCTTCCGACTCCATCATTCTCTCCCGTTAGATTGTGTAGATAAAAAGCGATGCCAAGGTTATTAGCCTTGGCATCACGGTCCATTCTCTGGGCGTCCTGGAAGTACCGACGCTGAATGGTGGGGAGTGCTTGTTTACCTTGTCTCGCTACCCGTAGTTAGCAAGGGGCTCCGGTGCCAGCATTCCACGACAGTCGGACTTTGTGACGCAACGTCACGATTGACTCGTTTGCGACACTAGGTATCATATCAACTGTTTCAGGATAGCAAGACCTCCATGACGTTTTTTTACAAATGACCAAACTTTACTCCATCTCCGAAGCCGCTCGGATACTCAGCCAGTCTCTCGGTCGACGGATCGTTCCTCGATCCCTGCATCGGTCCATAAAGAGAGCCAACGTCGATACCGTTGTGATTGGCAACTCCTACGGGGTCACGATGGCCGACGCTAGGAAGGCTGCACTTGCGATCAGAGAGATCAAGAAGAAGTCCGACGAGAAGGATTAAAGGCTCGGTTTCTTTGAGTTCCAACACCGGCAAACGAACTTAGGCCGACTACAATCAGCCGTAACTCTTTTTGCCCTTACAGCCCCATCGCTTTCTGGAGATGTCGTTCGGGCACGGAGGGTTGTCACACTTAGGGATGCCTGCGGATCTTGCGCAGTACGCATCACCCTTCGCTGTCCCCGGTTGTGGAGTTCGGCCTGCTTGGCCTACGCTCCTCGTCTTGCCATCGACAGTCACTCGGACTGCCTTGCCTTTGTTCGGCTTGCCTGCCATCTCGATTGCCTTGTGTTGGCGTTGTGGACTCGTTTGAGAAGCCTAGCGAAACTACTTCTTCTTGCAGTTCGACTTGGCCTTGGTGCTCATCGCAGCAGCGACAGCGACTTTCTGAGGCCTGCCAGACTTGATCATCTCTCGGATGTTCCCTGACACGACCTTTGAACTACAACCTTTCTTTAGCGGCACGATCACCTCAGATTGTAAAAAAAAGGCTGGTCGCCCTCGTTAGAGGAGTGCCCGGGAGGAAAGCACTTGCATCTATGCAACGACCAGCGATCTATTCGGCTACTTGCAGCTTCCCTTGCCGCCTTTTCCGCCCTTCCCGCCTTTGCCACCTTTCATCCCGCCCTTCATGCCAGCGGGGTAAGCAGTCCCTTTCTTCATCGAATCGTCCTCGTTTGCGTGGGTAATTGAACAGTCCAACAGTTTGGATGTCGGTTTCAGGCTACGGGAATACCAAGTGCAAGTCAAGCATCAGGAACCGGCTCTATCACTCTGGCAAGAACCAGTTTGTCGTAGTTCTGGATGTGGAACTCACGCAACGCCTCTCGATTGATTGGCTTGGGATACGAGACAGCGTAGCCCTCGAAAGTCATGATTGTGGTCAACGGCCACAAGGACTGATTCGTCGTGGCTCCGTTCCTTGTGACCCAGAAGTCCGCAACGTAGCGCCCAAACTTCTCTTGTTCCTCCTTGTTCCTAATCTTGTGCGTCTGGATCATGTACTCCTGACCGATCACAAGCATCTTCTGGACAAAGGCCTTGGCAGCCTCTCCTACAGCCCTGATCCTTGGGTCTGGATCGTCCGTCTCTGCTGTGTCAATCTTCCTCAGCCTCAGTGGAACGTCGTGCTTCCAGTCGCTGAAGCCTTTGTCGATGTCCACAACGATCGTGTCACCGTCCTTGTGGCCCTTGATGATGCAAGGATATTCCCTGGTTTTCATTATTGACATTGCGTCTCCCTGTTAAAGTAAAACCCATCCCGAGCCAGCCGTTCACTGGCCCGGGATTGGGCTGCAACTACGGAGTCATGAGACTCACTTCGAGTTGCAAAGTTACTTTTCGCCCAATTGACTCTTTGCCATCTCCAGACCAGTCATTTTTGGGCAAAGCATCTGCTCGGCCATGCTGTCAAACGCTCGCTTGTAAATTGACTGATCGACAGCCTGCTCTGCGGCCGAATCCATTGCGTCTTCTACGGTTTTATTGATCGCCCCAATTATCGCATCACGCAAACGAAAATCAGAAACATCAAGTCTAGCTGCTCGCATCGCCTCCTCTGCGACTCGTCGAGAAAGCGAAATACAGCGAGACTCATCATTCATCCAAACACCGCCATCTGATTTCGTCGCCATAAAGTTTCCTTGAGCAAAATGGATCGGGCAGGATTCTAACCTGCTGTGCGTTTGCGTCACTAATCGCAATCTTTCACTAAGCCGCACACAACCTAGCCATCTGCGTGTTCCCACCACGCCGCCGATCCCTAGCCGACTACCTGCAACGCCCAAAGCGAAACAGCCTTGTGCCTACCGATCTAATGGCATTCCGTGGCGCAAGAACAGTCTGACTGGACGATTGAACGCAATTTGACCCAGTAACCGGATCTCGGTTCACAATCGCTCCTGCGGCCCGATACGCGGTCCTGGCGACGTTGGACGCAATCTGGACCGGAGCCTGAACGATGACCGCTGCTCCATCCACAACGCGAGTAACGCCATTCAGGACCGGCGCCTGACTTCGCACGACCGTCTGCTGAGGCCCGCCGTAGCACTTCCCGTCCAAGCAGAACTGTGCCTGGGCCTGACTTGTCATGAACAAGAACAGCAGGGCAATCAGATAAGTTGGGGTACGCATCTTTCAACATCCTTTATTTAGAGTTCTCAATCCTATCTAACAAACTGAAGTGGTCGAATTGTCTCAATCGGGACAGCGAGTGTCAAGAGGTTTCTATGCTTGGCCTTAACTTTTCCCACAACTCAACCATAACGCAATGGACCTCCTCTGCGCTTGCCAAAAGAAGCGACTGATTGCGAATCAATTTGTCCCTGTCCTCGGAAGAAAGTCTCCTATATGAGTAGCAGTTCTTGTCGACTGGAAAAATCCATGTCCTCTTTCCAGGCTTGCACCAGTCAACGGAGAAGTGCCAACTAAAACCTTGGAGGTCAACCATTAGGCTGACCTTGATCCTGACTCGGAATCCGTCTGGTCGCTTAACTATCTTCTCGTGCTGCATCATCTGCTGCTACCTCCTCCGCCTTCTTGATCCTGACCTTGACCAGCCACTCACCTGCGATCTTCTTAGCACTAGCAGCCCAGCCCTTGCTCCTCAACTGCTTCGCCCTGTCGATTGCTGGTTCGGCTTCCTTGTGCTCTGAGTCAATTCGCCACAGCGACCCCGGGGTCGCCTTCGGATCGGCTTGCTCGATGGCCTCGTCGATCGCGTCCAGCATCTCGAACATCATCAACGAATCCCACGACTCTGCGTCCATGAGCCTGAATTTTAGCTCCCTGAGTAGGGCAAGCATGTTTCTTGCTGATGACTGGGAGATGACTGGTTCTGTTTGTTGTTCGTTCATTGCGTCACCTCCAGCCCTACCGCAGCGATTTCTTCGGGTGTGGCACGTCGGGCAAGCCTCCAGCACCCATATACTCCTTTCTTAGGCCAGTCTTTTTGAGGCCAAACAACAATGTATTGGGGTGTGCAGTCCAAGCAAAAAGCCAGAGTCCCAAGACCTAGCCACGGCTCCATTTCTCCATTCCGCACCATTACTAACACACGCTTTTGGGCATCCTCGTCCGTTAGCGGAGGCTCGACGCATGGGCGGCCGTCGGTGGTGTTGTGGGTTAGCATGTCCTGCAAAAGCATTCGGCAGTTTTCCGTTGCCGAGTTGTCTAGCCCTGGCGGAAAGCCAAGTAACGCACCGTAAGCATTGGCGATCCTTTCAGTTTCGCCGCCTGTCAATCGTCTATTCATCTTAACCCTCTCCAGTTTATTGGACTGAAATACCGCTCATCAACTCCATGATCTGACCCCGCATGGAGTAGACCTCTCCGTTCCTATCCAAGCACCTTGCAGTGCATACCCAAAGGAATGGACCCTTTTTCGTGTCGTAGTGCAGGAACTCCTCCCAGTGGTGAACAAGTCCGTCCTTGAAGATCGGGAACACCTTCGACAGCGTCATGTTGCATTCAGAGGCGTCGTCCACTCTGTTCGGAAACGTTCCGTATGCAGGCTTGAGTTCGATCCTGCAATACTCGTCCATGATGTGCCATCGATCGAGTGCCGTTGTTCGGCCTTGATACAGGTAGGCAATCTCCTCGTCTGCATTGCCTGCCTCTTGCTCGACCAACTTCTCGATGTCGCGAAGGCTAGGAGACGAATAGGTTGGCTCCCAGCGTCCTCTAACGAACAGTAGTGCTCTGTGCATTGTTACCTCCAGCCTGGCGATTTAATGAATCTCGAACTAGCCACTTCATTCCTAACCCTTCTGCCGAGTTCTTCGGCAAGCATCATCATTTCTTGCCCATGCGCTCCTGCAACAAGTGGATAGTGGATCTGCACCTGGACTGCGTAGATGTCACATCTATCACGATTCAAACAGCCCACCGTCGACATTCGCTCGACAAAGTCCTTGACTAACTTCTTGTCGTCAGCCACTCGCTTTTCAATCAAATCATAAGCCAGGTCTCTCTCTTGTCTCAAAGCATCTGCAACCCTGGCATCAGCAGCCAACCGCTCTTGTCTCTGCGCTTCGTTCACTGCGTCATCGATCCGCTTCTGGATCTGAGGGAATATCTTCATGAGTAAGTCTAGGATCGACATTGTTACCTCCAGTGGCTAAGTGATTTATGAAGTGTCGCAAATGAGACAGGCGGTGTCAAGCATTACTCAAATAAAAGCCCTTGGCTTTCTTGGTGGCACTTAACCCAGACAGAAGCTGCCGCGTGAGATTCAATTCTGTGCGCAATGATGTCACCTCGCACCGCCTTGCTTATCTGCCCGGCATACTTAAAACTCTCCCACTGCTTGTCTATCCCAATGTTCCTTGCAACATTGCAAGAATCGACGCTTGAAAATGGGTATCTACTGAACAACTTCGGGTCCATCATCCTTAGTCCGTGGACCTTTACTCTTGGCCTGCCTTCTGCATCACAAATTACATCCATGACCTCGCTCATCCTAAACTCCCACTCGTCAGACCCTGGGACGCTGTAGTCTCCAGAAGATCCAATCGCTATCCTTTTTAGACCAAGATTAAATGCCATTTCATGAAGCCAGCCAAGAGATTCATGAAGATGCCACACTGGAACGCTCTGGTGCTTTATTGAAGCGTTTCTGCTAATCCAGTCTTTTATTAAATCAATGTTATCTAACTCGCTTCCATCAATAACGTCCGGTATCAAGCACCAATCAAAACCTGGATGCAGGCTCCATTCTTCTATCCATTCTTCGTAAGCGTCGATGTCAATCACCCCCATCCCCTGCTTCCAGTGAGAAAAAGCACCGTTGTCAAGAACGAAGGACTGACAGATTTCAGCAACCATCCCTATCTGGTCTGGGTGTTCAAAACTCACCAGACCATGCCTGCCGCTCAATATCTGAACGGCAGAGCAAGATGGCGTTATTGGTGTCCCGTGGTATCTGATCAATTTACTATCCAGTAATTTCAAGCCTTCCGTTCGATCCGTGCCTTCCAGTCACAGTGACCCTGCAAGACCTATTCAGTTTGCTCCTGATCTCCCTCATGACATTCTCTTGAGTCATCTCAAGTCCTCGAACTTTGTCGCAGATCGACTGAAGATCCTCGCATTTCAGGAAGTCGGGAGTCCTGACGACAACCTTGTAATAGTCCCACACCGGAGCAAATGGACATCTCGTGTGGACGTAAACTGTATGAATGTTCAATGTGTGTCTCCATTTAGAGTCAAATAACAAACGACGCAGAGTAAGTGTCGCAAATGCGACAGGTGGTGTCAAGTGCTTGGCTGGTTTTATCGCTTCTTGCTCCCAAATTCCTTCAGCCACTCAAACGAAACCTCCTCGCTTATTGGCCTTTCTTAAAATTGCAAGTCGCTTCCTCCTCTCCTTTCGACTGGGCAAACTCGGAGGAGGCTGAAGATTGTTCTTGATATTACCCATCGAGTCGGCAGTGTACTCGGTTGTGTACAACGATGCGTAAGCGACTTTCGATACAAAGTCCGTCCACAGACGGGCATTCGCCTCGGCCCTCCTAGATCGTTCGCTGTTCACTTGCTACGTCCTCGGATCAGAGTGTGGGTCCTTCATGACCTGATCCTCCCAGTGCTCGTCGCTGGCTGGCAGGACGCAGCCTACTTCAACCTTGGTGTTGCCGATCTGAATGTCTTTGTTGAGCAACTCTGACCATATCCTGTCAATGTCTGCGATGATCCAGTCGAAAGCCTGCTTCTGATCTTCCGTCAGTTCGAGTCCCGCCGCTCTGGAGACAGCAGAATCGATCTGGTCTCTAGTCACTCCGGCTCTGCTTAACATCACTTACCCCCTGATACGCGACCTGACTCAACTATCGGAATGCCTGCCTCGGTCGGAACGTAGATGATCTGGTCGATCTTCCCGTCCTTGATGGCCTCTGCAAACGCTCCGATGAACTCCTGAGTACGATACTCCGGATACTTCTTAGCAGCCTCTCCGATGAGCATGATAGCCTCAGCACGGAGTTTGGCAGCCTCTAGTTCGGCTCGGGCCTGCTCGACCTGGATCTGCTTCTCGTACTTGGCTCGTTCTAAATTTCCGCGTCCAATGAGTTCCATTATGAATCCGTATATCGCAGGCCCTGCAATGACCACCGCTAGAATGAAAACGAAAGTAATAACAAACCCAGCGACTGGGAACGGTTCATTCTTAGTCTGCGACATCACTTACTCCAAAATTTAATTGTTTAATCTTTTGACTCGGTGCCAGACAACAATCCTATCAAGTCGATCCCGAAGCACTTCCGAAACTCACAAGAGATATCCTGCTCGATTCGCTCGACAGTCCTTTCAAGAACTATGTCGTTGTCGTACAGTCCGCGACGAGTAATGTAATGCTCAAGATCTTTAGCGATTCCTACGACTCGCTGAGGGAACCTGGCCATCTCCAGTTGCCTTCGATGAGGCGACTTGCGTATCGAATCCCGAATGCTTCTATCACGCATGGAATTAGCGTCAGCCATCTCTCGCATGAAGTCGTAGGCAGTCTTATCGGCGAAGTGGCCAAGAGGGTCGCCAGTGTCGTCCTTGTCTCGAACACCCTTGTACTCCTCGTAGTCGTCATCCCAGTAGTCGTCAGAATTGACAACCTGTGGAGTGGGTTCTCCAATGGATTTCTGCGCCTCCCTTTCGTACAAGTGCGCAACTGGGTACAGGCCGACTTGAGCGTCGTAACCTAACTTCAGGTAGGCAGTCGGGGTTATCCAAGTCTTTCTTCTGACCCTGATGATCCCAGCCTTTACCGCTTCTAGCAATGTCATCTCAATCCTCCTTCCTAACAGCTTGCCAAGCATACGAAACCTGTACCGATACCGAGAACTCCCGACCGCATTCGCCGCAGTCGTACTCGTCGGTGCCCTCGTTGTAGAGAATCCCGTCCGAGTCGCACGCTCGGTTCATATTCCCGCAGTACGGACAGATCGCACCCTCGCCTACGTCATACGTCTCCGTAGCCCCGCAAGAGCACTCGCTTAACAGATCGTTGCAGTTAAAGCACGTCTGATCCTCGTCGCAGTGACGTGGCATAAAGAACCTCCCAGTTCAAGTGTTAAAACTCAATCCAACTCAACGTCAAACGTCCCGACACCGAACGGATCGTATCCGATCCACTTAATCCCGGTGATGAGATACTCCCTGCCCAAGTAGTCATTGATCTTACGCATCGTCTCCGGATTAGGAGGGCACTCCGCACAGTGGAACTCGATCAGCACCGGATACCCGTCTCCATGCAATTCCGTCAAGGAAGTCCAATAGGTTCCACCTGAAGTACCCCAATGCCTGAGACTCCACTCGCACCAATCCGCTGCGCCGTACTTGGACTCCAACTCCAAGACCTCGTCATCCGTGAGATTGACACGATCCCAATTACTGCTGGAAGGATATGATCGACTGTATATTTCGCCTGCCCATAACTCACCGGTACGCTTGTTTCTGTACCTGAAACGACCCTGGTCGTTGATAGCAATGCCGATCGTGATCCCGACCAGGTCCTTGGGCATCGGGTCGACCAACTCGCACAGGTTGGCCTTTTGGAGAGGGCTGTAACTAGGGCCTCTTGACTCGCCCCCGCCTAGCCCGACTACCGTAATGTGATTCGGCACAATCCACTCCCAGTTCGAGAAACCCAACACGAACCACATCCTAGCGACTGTCGCAATCGTGTCAACTGCTGCTGTCCAGTTTCTAAGCTAGAAGGAGAGTTCCGGATCGAGGAGCAATCCAATAGACCGTTGGCCAGAAGAACCTCTGAAGGGAAACAACACCCTGACCAACCCCGAAGTCAACTTTGCCCGTGCGGATACAACGAAGGAGATGTCTTGAGGTGTCTCGTTTTGAGAGGACTGTTTTGGGCAAAAAAGGTCCAGGGGGAATGTAACCTAACCTGGGCTGCCGATGGGGTTCCACCCCGGGTCTCGCTACACCCTTGCCATTGCCTACGTTTTCACGTGATTGCCTAGTAATTCTTCGACCATACGCTATCGACTACCGTAAACGTCACTAAAAAGGCCCATAAAACCCCGTAAAATGCGGCATTTCTTTGATCCATGTGTACCACCCTGCTAGTACACTGTTGGGGTATTGTCGACTATCAACCCGATAGGTCAGGTGTTGTCGCTTCACGTCGATTCCCCTCGTGTTGGTGGATCGTCTGAGGTTTTATCAAGTTACACTTGACACGTTCCGATAGTCTGTCACAATCTGTCGCGATCGTGACAACTCCGTCCCGATCGTATCCTGTTACCCTTTTGGAAGTCTAAACCATGCAAACAATCGAACTAAAAGACACCCTAGGCGAACCCGTCGCCATTGCTACACAACGAACCCCCCGACAGTGTCAACGTGACGGTTTCACCGGTCTTATCCAACACCCCGAAGCATACGACATTGATCTGCTATCAACGGTTTACGGGATACCGTTTCCTATTGTCCCCTACGAATACGATCCACCCGCAAGTGTCGATCCTATCCCCGACGAATCTGATGAAGTGTGCGACTATCTTCTCGCATTTCACGAATCGGCGAGACGTATCGCCATGCACCCGCGAATCGTCGATAGGCTACAACGTCGCTCGCCATGGTTCGACCCCGAAGATATGCCACAAGAAGCGCTAGAACGTATTCTGAGCAACCCGGAGCGTTATGCCCTAGTCGACCCCCATCAAGGCGCTAGGCAAGCTGTTCGCGACATTTTGGACGATCTGAGAAATGGTCACCGAACGTTGATTGACGGCGCCCGAATTGATCGTAAACAAGTTATGCTTCGCGAATCGATGCCCGACGATCGTCCGGATTATGTCGACCCCGATGACGAAGCGGAAAGGCTCATATCGTCGGGCATTGTGTCCGCACGATCGGCATATATCGCCCTAGCAATGTCCACAAGCGCGACACGCCCCATCGTTGCAGAATCCCTCGGAATATCGGAACGGGCGCTTTACCGTTACCCATCGCGCATTGCTGCTGAAGTGCTAGTAAATTCATCTCTGGCAGTGCTATTCCCCTCGTAAGGTGTCCGCTTTTGTCCGTTTCTTGTTTCTCTCTCAATTTGGAAGGTTTTTAAAATGTCGAATGTACGCAAATTGTCCGAGGTTGTCGGTTCGTGCGGCATGTTTTCACCCGATGGCTTCGTCGATAAGTATGGCAGGTTCGTGCCGATGGTTAGGGTTGCCAATGCAAAACACGCGATAAGTATCAAAACGATACGCGCCATCCAGGACGATCCGGAGTCGTTTTTCAATGCCGCATGGGATGCAATCGAACTAGAAGGTAAGGTTCGAGCAGCGCATGCCGATAAGCAAGCGCGGGAAGCGCAAGCAGCAAAAGAGGAAGTTAAAGAGTCGACCAAGCGCGACGCTCCACTTGCGGACACGATAGCAGCGTCGACGCGACGTGGTAAGCTTCCCGCATAGTCGCCCACAATCTAACGACAATCGCCAACCCCATGAGGTCAATTCCTCATGGGGTTTTTTCGTTTCTATTCCGATCGATCCTAGGCCAACCCGGCCCCATCTATTCCCGATCGATTATCACCCGAAGCCTCTACGCTTCGCGCCGTTCTGGTGTCAAGCTTGTCACCAGTATTCTCCCCACCGATTCTATCGGGTTCGATTCTTAGCCCCCAAATTAGCCCCGCCTACGCTTCCGATCGATCCGGGTGGGTTTCACACCGTTTCCCCTCGTTTGGAAGCGTAGCAGACCCGTTTTTCGACCCCGTAGAGGGTATCGTGCGGATAGTCTAGCGATAGGTATTCGCGACTAGATTTTACCCTAGTCGCGAATAACCCGTCACGGAGGGGATGGGGATGGGATTGACCAGTGCTGCCAGAGACGGTCGATTTCACGGTCGTTCCCCTCGTTAGGTTGGATGCGACCCCGGGGTCGCCTGTTTGTTCGTACACTACTTTTGTGCTGTTGTGGATAAAAATGGGTAGTTTTTCCCACAGTCCGTACACTACTTTTGGAGTATCGCTATGTCAGGTGACAGTAAGATTCAGTTCAGCGAAAGGGAACAGAATGCACTCGCAATGATCTGCGAGATGATGTCTCACGCCAAGCATGAGTCTCGACTTGGGGATGACTTCGACACTGAAGCTGTGGTGGATAGCGTTGCCAGAGTTCTGGATAGCTTCCTGTCAGTGAGGTGGGACGATCTTTACGATCGGTTCCATCGTCAGGGTGTCAATCGGTAATCGCAGAGCAGCGCCCTCCGGGGCGTTAATGCGGCCTGCCCTACGGCAGACGGTTGCAAGCCCGTTTTATACCCCTCTACTGGAGTATCGCTATGCGTTATCAAGTCACCGTCGAACGTGTCGAACGGTTCTTGGAGACTGTCACTGTTGAAGCCGAATCGTCTGAGTCAGCCATTGATAAGGTTGAACTGACGACCAAGGATGGTGAGTCGGTCCTGTATGCCGAATGCCAATACTGCCTAGACAACGGCACTGGTGCCTGTCAGGGCTATGGTTGCTAGATTCCCGTCCGTTTCACCCTTTTATTGGAGTATTGCTAAATGAGACACACACCTGGACCTTGGATGTTTCACCTCGGACGTGGAGCCAATCCAAGATTTCACGTTCAAACGACAAGTGGATACCAAATTGCCAGCACGACAGAACTGAACAGTCACCCTCAAGCCAAGGATGAAAACGAGCAGCGACAAGCAAACGCTAGGCTGATCGCCGCAGCGCCAGACCTTCTGGAAGCGTGTGAACTGGTGCAGAAGTGGATGCTTGGTGGGCAACCTGCTCCATTCAGCGACTCGAAGGTCTTGGAAGCTGTCGGCGAAGCGATATCCAAAGCCAAGGACGCCTAACGGTTCCATCGTCAAGGTGTCAATCGGTGATTTTCATCGCTTCCCTATTGACTCCTTCGGGACAGTAGATAGAGTGTTAATGTCGCCCTTAGACAAGGCGGCAAAGGAACCCAATTCATGACACTCTTAACGATCAACCGAATCTTGTTGTGCGTTGGGTTCCGCCACAACAGTCTACGCCAACAGCCAGGTGAGCAATCACTTGGCTGTAAGCGTTTCACGGATCGAGTAATCGACAATTGCGTTGTCTAGGTGATAACAAAGCCTTCGGGGATCGGTTGACCGGCTGTAGCACCCGAGAAAGCAGAGCCGGAAAGTGATAGTGAGCGGTGTTAATCCCACCGTCAAGGAAGCCTAGAGTATCGGTCACGACCGAGACGGGCTAGGCGAATACAGAGGTGAAATATGGCTTCTCCATCAGGAGTTTTTCCCGGCAACGAACGAGTAGTTGATCTCGTAAAGCACGCCAGCGTCCGGGTCCACAGACGATTCCAGCAAAAAGCCGTAGCATAAGCCCGAGTTACCTGAGTCACTGATACAACGCAATTGAAGTCAAGCAATCGCCAACCTGATGATACCCGGTCTTTATAGGCTGGTATCGTCGGGGATGGCGTGCGTGTTGTCCGAGGTCGGTTTCACGCCGTTTCCCCTCGTTTGGTGTCGGTTTTTCGAGTTCCTCGTTTTCGGGAGTAGATTTCATGTTAGATGATAAGTTTGGACACCTTGCAAAAGAGGCAGTCGATGTCCAGGACGCATGTAACCCGCTAGGCATTGTCCGTAGTTTTGTCTTTGCAATGGATGAACTCAGGCTCCTTGGAGTCACCGCAACGGATGACATCTGTAATCACCCTGTCGGCATCCTCTGGGCGCACAAGTTGGCAGACCTGTTCGGCGTTGCTTCTTGTGGAATCGACGACGATCGCTATGCCGTAGCGTTGTCCATGTGCATCGAGTGTGGAAGCAAGTGGGAGCAGATGGACCTTGAGCGAAGGACTGGTGTTGGTAGTTGAACGCAGATGACATCAATTTCCTCGTTTTATGGAGTAGATCATGCGACGAAACTAAACGCAGATGACACCCTTCGGGGTGTAATGCGGCCTAGCACTTCGCTAGCCAGTTCAAAGCCTGGAGATTGGTTATGCAGTACATCGTGACAGTTGAGAGGATCGATCGCTACACAAAGAGGGTGGCTGTCGAAGCCGAATCAGGCGATGACGCTTGGGAAAAAGTCAATGAAATGCTTGAATCTGGAGAAGTCTTGTTCAATTCTCCTCCAGTAGAGTGTGACGAAGAAATCCTGCTCGTGGAGCCATCTGGAGATTGATAATGCCTGCAAAGATAGACCTAGATCAGCTTGAGGACACGATCAAGCGTATCAACTGGCAGTACGGACGTGGCAATGTCCGGTCGATCAACCTTGACAAAGACACTGTCGAGGTTGAATACGGATGGGGAATCAAGAATGTTGAACACGTCAAGTTTCGTATCGTTGGCAACAAAGTCAGGTTCCGTGGCGTGACGCGGACGATCGGCTACAAGAACCGGCTCTGAGGCCGACTTCACCCCGTTTCCCCTCGTTTGGTGTCCGGTTTTCAATGCGACCCCGGGGTCGCGTCCATTCCCTTGTTCTGGAGTTTTAGTATGTCCAAGACTGATTATCGCGGTATTGACTACGGCATGGGTATGTCAAACATCGACCGAGACGCCGATATTCGATACGGTGTCATCCCTCACCATGCTGTTGGCAGTGCGTGGTACGAGTCTGCTGAAGGGTTCTACGGCAGTCCAGCGTGTCCCAATTGTGGCGGTGATGCAGTGGAGTACGACGAGTCAAAGCACGAGAGTTACGACGACTACCGCAGGACGATCGACCGAGACTACGCCTGCCAACGCTGTGAACACTACATGGGGAGCGAGTACGCATACGGCGATGAGCCTCAGTCACACTTTGTTGACGATGAGGAGATCACGGCAGAGCAGGGTTACGATAGTCCTGACATCTTCATCACCAAGTCGATCTACTACACCAGAGCACAGTTCTGCTCTCCCTGTGCTCCCGGTGCCTGTTACCTCAAGAATCCTTGTGATGACGGTGCCAAGGCTTACTGCTTCGGCCCTGACTGGTTCGAGGAAGGCAAGTGCCCTTACCCTGTCTACCGAGTAGACAACGACGAGTGTATCTACACTCCGAAGTCCTAACGCAGAGTGAGCCTTGCCTGTGCAGGGCTTAATGCGGCTTGCTCGATGTGAGCAACCAGTCACAAGCCTGGGAGAATTGCAATGTCAGTGTACGACGATTGCTTCGAGCGATACGGCGACCATAGCCCTACCGCCTTTGATCGCAACATCAACATCGACGACGAGGACACGGAACGTTCCAAGTGGTTCGTCATGCCAGTCAGCAGAACCCGTGACAGTGGACCGTTAGACGAGTCCAATTTCCATTCGTTCCTAGACGGTCTAGGTGGCGAGTCTGAGACTGTCGAAGTCCACCGATTCGGTCATTGGGGACCAGGTTGGTACGAGATCATCATCGTATCGCCAGAGGATGAGAAGGCTCTCAAGTCAGCCTATGACATGGCTCGATCGCTGGAGAATTACCCAGCACTCGACGACCAAGATTGGTCTAATCGTGAGTGGGAGGAATTTGAGCAGTCGTGGGATAGTTGGGGATGCACCGGATTCCGCGATCGCCTTTCCGATGACTTCGCTCTCTACGAATCGACCAGATCGCTGCTCGATGACGTTAGCAACGATGACTTGCGAGAACTGTTCTTGAAGTACGCTACCGAACCGTATTACGACGACGGAAGCGGAGTCAGTATTAGGGTCGAGTCTGGACAGATCCCGCGTGACGACCTTGCACGCCTTCTGTGGAAGGCTCGCCGCGACCGACTTCACCCCAGTTCCCCTCGTTGAGTGGACCCTGCCTCGCCGCGACCCAGCAGCAGCGTCTCGCGGCATAGTTGGTTTCACTTACCCCTTTAACCTGGAAGATTGCTATGACAGAAACGCATACATCTGACATCAACCTTGCTGATGTCGTTGACCTCATCAACGGCATGGCAAAGTTCGACTTCTTTTACTACGACAAGGATCGTGACCACTTAACCAAGGTCGAATACTACGGCAATGATGCCATCGGTGACGGCATGATGTTCCTGTTCGGTTTCGAGTACGGACCAACTCACCTGATCTGTGCCGACAGCGAACACGTCGCCTACGACATCTGGCTTGACCTCTTGAAGCCAGTGCCGATGGACGAGATTCACGAAGCGTACAACGCCTTCGACAAGTTGCTCGAACGCATGGTCAACATGGGTTACGAGAACGACTACCAGCTACGTTGCTTCTGCACTCGTTGGTGTAAGTTTTACTTTCAGGTCGGAGCATCAAAGAGCCACCATTGGGACAACTGGGAACTCGACGAAGCGTACCAGTACCAGCCCAATGCGACCGACTCTGGCATCGTCTATGTCGGTCACTACGAATGGTACAGAATGATCGGTCCTGACGAGATCCGTGTTCGTCGTCGTGTAGAGTAAACCCTGCTCGCCCCACGTTTAGCAGCAGCACTCGTGGGGATTGTTGGTTTTACCCTTACCAGATAGAGGACAGATCGATGACAGTCCGAGATGATGACGGAAACGAATATGTTCCAGCCGGTTATGCAGAGACGATGGACTGCATGAACAAGCCCGACAAGTGGAATGTGCCTGCGATGATAGCCGACATGGCGGAAAACCTACGGCGTGGAAACGAAGTTGCAGAGGGTCAATTACTTGCCGCTCTTGACTGGATGACGTTTCGGCTGAGGGATGCACGACAGATTCTGGTCCATGCTGACTCTGAGCTTACGGCAGCCGGATGCAACAGACCTGTAGACAAGGACGAGGCAATGCGAATCGGCAACGAAGCCAGGGCGTTGTACAAAACGCTTCGCGGCTTTCACTGACCACCACCAACCCTGGAGAGCAAGACAATGATCACCGTCTATTACGACGAGTTTCAATGCGATCACTTCAAGCAGGAGATTGCTAAGGCCGAATGCGACATCAGGAACCATCGGAGAGTAGCCGATATAAGTCGGCTAACAGGCTCCGAGCACTACATCCTGCGGTTGCTTCAGGCAGTCCGCAGCGGAGACCTCCGAACGGACGAGCTTCAACTGTTCTGCAAGGACGTGAAGATCGACGTTGACGTAAAGGGTGGATTCATACAGCCTTGGCCTGACGATCTGTTCGAGGCTGCCTTCAATCTGCGGTTCGATCGACCGAGTGACCTAGATTCCAACTGACGGTTCAGGTCGATAATGTTTCGAAATTTTCACAACTACCACTACTTAGGAGAACAAGACAATGTCCACACCAGAACCTGGTGACAAAGTCATCGACAGCCGTGATGTCATCGCTCGCTTCGAGGAACTTCAGAGCAGGCGTGATATGTTAGAGGATGCAACACAAGATACCGATGAGTGGGACTTTGATGACGAAGCGGAGTATGAAACCCTCAAGGAACTCATCGAGGAGTGCGAAGGATGCGGTGACTGGGAGCATGGAGAGACGTTGATCCACCGTAACTACTGGGTCGAGTATTGTCAGCAGTTGCTTGAGGACATCGGCTATATACCAAAAGACTTACCTAGTTGGATCGTCATCGACTGGGAAGCGACTGCCGACAACATGGAAGCAGACTACAGCGTAGTTAACTTCGGTGACGAAGAATACCTGATCCGTTCCTGCTAGTGGCACCTGACTATCCCCTGTTCAGCAGCAGCGTCTAGGGGACTGCTTGGTGTTACCTGCTTCAATACTCGAACCACAAGGAACAAGTCGTGTATGACATTATCTCAACAATCCCGTACTTCTGTGACGACTGCGACACATGGCATCTGTCACACTACTGGTACTATCCAGACGACGGAACGTACTCCGAATGCGACAGTGACGGGAACCACGAGGACTGCGACGAGTCCGATGTCCCAACTGCCGAGCAAGAGCTTCAAGCGTGGCGAGACTACTACCGCTATGTCGCTCGGGAAGGGAAAGACCCGGTCGGGCAATTCTCTCTGCCAAGCAGCGGGAAAGTATCTCGACGATGGCAAGCGAGAGTCCGCAACTGGATCGGAGCAAAAACGCAAGGACTCAAGGTTTCCGGTGTTCGTCGTCGAGGAAAAGGCCCTTGGATCGACCCAAAGGAAGCACCTTCGGAAGTCGCAGAATATATTTCCCTCACCAACAAGTCGTGTATCGATGGATTCCATTCCTTCGACCAACTGAAAGACGAGGCAGAGCCAAGCGTTACGGTCAAGATTCGCAATGGCATCGAAGCAAGGATCAATTTCACTGTGGACGAGCATCTGCCAGAATGGTCAGAAAAGAGAATCTCTGTATGGTTGAAGCGAAAGGCCACAGAGGCGCTGATGAAGTCGGTTGGGAGCAAGTAGTCGAAGCACCCACATTTGACACCGAGCGGACTACCACGTTGTCAACTTCGGTGACGAAGAATACCTGATCCGAGCCTAGTGGCACCTGACTATCCCCTGTTCAGCAGCAGCGTCTAGGGGACTGCTTGGTTTCACTAACCCTATCTGGAGTATTGCTATGTCAAACTTTGACAGCCTTGACCGATTCACCAAGGCTTACATCGTTGCTGCCTTGTGGTCAGAGACGATCAGTAGAGACGATGATGATGAACATTTCGACGAGCCTTTCGAGAACCGGTACAGCGGTCACGACATTCATCCTGACTCGCTCAAGAAGATCGTCGAGGACTGTAACAAGTTCAGGGAGTTAGCCGGTGACATGTTGTGCAGCGACAACTGCCTTCGAGAGTCCGGTGAATGGAATTACCTAGACCTAGCCGGTCACGACTTCTGGTTGACCCGCAACGGTCACGGTACGGGTTTCTGGGATTGTGGCAGGTGGGATGACTCTGTTAAGGACAAGTTGTCCGACATTGCTAACAAGTTCAGCGAGTGCTACCTGTACATCTACGACGGCATGGTTCGCTTCGAGTAACGCAGAGTGTGCCCTTCGGGGCATAATGCGGCCTCAACACAGTGTTGAGCCAGTCACAAGCCTGGGAGTTCACAATGCTCTACAAAGTCACGTTCTTTCAAGTCCGACACTATACCGACCGTAAGTCCGGAGGCCCTCGTAGTTTCGTCGTAGAGGCCGGAAGCACCAGCCTTGCCCGGAGAGAGGCAACCGACCAGATGCACGCCGATAAGCACGAATTAGGCCCGAATAAGGGGTGCTACATCGAACCTGTCCAGTCACGCTAACCGAGGAGTACAAATTGCTCGCCAACAGCTACAAAGCGGCGTTACGCCAAGCCAAGGACAATGCCGTGTACTTCGGCGTTCCTTACGTCGTATTCCGGGACACGTCGGGTAACTGGCGCTGCGAACGGAAGGACAAGTCGTTCTCGTGTCACACCCGTCGTGACGCGAAGGTTGTGCGGCCTGGACGGCAGGCTTCACAGTTGTTGCCCCTTTAGGGTGTCGGTTTTTCGTTTCTCATTTCAAGGTTTTCGATTATGGCCAAGACAGTAGAAGTCGACGTGTACAAGTTCGAGGAGTTGTCCGATCGTGCTAAGGAGGAAGCACGGGAATGGTATCGCAGTGGAGCACTTGACTATGGATGGTGGGAGTTCATATACGAGGACGCTGCCAACATTGCTGACATCCTCGGAATTGACATCCGTTACAAGACAGTCAAACTGATGAATGGGTGGGATCGTCATGACCCTTGTATCTGGTTTAGCGGATTCTGCTCGCAGGGTGACGGTGCTTGCTTCGAGGGACACTACTCCTACAAGAAGGGTAGCGTCAAGGAGATCAAGAAATACGCACCGACAGACAAGGAACTCCACAGCATTGCGGAGCGACTGTTCGATGCACAACGACGTTGCTTCTACGGATTGACAGCAACGATCAAGCACTTAGGGCACTACAACCACAGTCGCTGCATGTTGATCGACGTGTCTTGCTACGACGACATGCGATTCGACGAGGAGGATATCAGGCAGCCCTTGCGTGACTTCGCAGACTGGATCTACAAGCAACTCGAACAGGAGCACGACTATATCCTGTCCGACGAAGCAGTCGACGAGTCGATCATCGCCAACGAATACGAGTTCAACGTGGACGGTACGATCTTCTGATCGGACTTCACGCCGTTTCCCCTCGTTCAGTACCGAGTTTTGCTTCCGACCTTTCAACCTGGAATCTGATATGACTACTGCAACCGTGACCTTCAAGTCCGTCAACATCAAGACTTGCGTGTTCGACCTGAAACACGTCAAGAGCGTCTCTGCGATCGCTATCCTGTACGAAGGGAAGCCTTCCGGACGAATCATCGCCAACTGGAGCGACAATCCCAACGGCAGCGTCTGTACCGCAATGGTTGGTGTGTGGTCAGGACCTCTGGGTGAAATGCCCAAGGCGGTCGGTCGTGCTGGTGGATACGGCTACGACAAGCTGTCCTCTGCGATCAGTGACGCGATCAGCAAGGTCATCGACGAAGATCCTGACAAGATCGCACCCAGGTTCTCTGGTTGTGGCATGACGGAAGTCCGTAAGTGGTTCGAGCAGTTCGGTTACGAGTTGTTCGAGGTTATCTAGTTCATTCCCAATAAGCGAGCAGGATCATCGCCGTCCTGCTCGCTTGTCCTGTAGGCGACTAGGTTGGATTCAATGGCAAGTAAAGATTCATCCGGATCGGGAGGCGTTGGTGTGCTTGGACTCCTTGGAGTCGTCTTTGTCACACTCAAGTTGTGCGGTGTCATTCACTGGTCTTGGATATGGGTGACGGCACCGTTCTGGACTCCTGTTGCGGTAGTCCTGTTTTTCCTTTTGATGCTGTTTTTCGCCAAGGTGCTGTGATTAACACCGACTGGAGCAGCAATGGAAAAGATGCGGAGCGATACTGCGTTTGTAATTAAGTGGCTGTTCTGCCGGTCGGCAGTTCTTGCAGCGATAACGATACCTCTCAAAGCCGCAGGAATAGCCAACTACGGATGGGTGACAGCAACATCGCCATTCTGGATCTTCGGACTTGAGATGCTGATCTTGTTGGCAATTTGCTTGATATACGATTAACACAGAGGGGAGCGATTCGTCGCTCCAATGTGGCCAACGTCGGTCCCAAGCCCGAGGTAAAATGATGACACCGAAGCAAAAGGTTAGTAGCCTTATCAATCCGCAAGGACAATGCACGATCGACAACATGATCGTGCTTGCGGAGATGCTCAACAGCGACGAGATCAGCCTGTCTGATATAGTGATGTGTGAGCGTGGTTCGTTCGATTTAGCCCAAGAAGTATTCCTCGTACAGTCAGGTATGCAATATGTTCGCAAACTGCAAGAGTCCTACGAGAACGCCTCAAACGTGGGGAAAGTTCACTCGTAACCCGTTCGAGCACGCACCAGGTATCTGGTTGATCGAGGCCGAGTATTACTGCGGTATGTACTTGTCGACCCAGCGTCACGAGTGCGTGTGCAAAGCGTTCCCGATGCTAGTGCTTCCCAAGCACAGGTTCTACACCGTCGAGGATTTCTGCTGCTACGTTGTGGCGACGTTCCCCGGATTGTTCACTGCAAAGGCTTGTTACAGGGCCTATTGGCAGTCTATGGCCAACGCACAGTGGGGTGACAGATCCTACACCGCCGCCACACCGACTGTAATGAAGTCACCAGTCAGGAAGGTGGCAGAGAAGTATGCTGCGGACAACAGCCTGGTCTACATGGTGGCTGGACAACTTCCACACTGGCCGATGAACAGCGAGACTCACATCGTTGTTCGCATGGTTCGCAAGTCTGACGGCAAGGCCATCACAGCCTGTGCCCCACGGAATGAGATCCGTGACAACAAGTATTTCACCGAGGCTCAGGTCTCGTTCTGGTTAGTTGCACCTGACGTTTGATCCGGTTCCTTTAACACTACGGGAGTTAGCTATGTACGCAGTTTACGACACCTTTAATTGCAAGATCGTTAGCAGTCACCGGACGATCGAGGCAGCAGTCAAGGCCGATTGCAAGTTCCAACGTCGGGTCAAGAAAGTCCACGGACAGTCGAGTTACCTGCCAACCAGGATTAGCAAGATCGGTCGTGGATGTTTGGCTGATCTGAGTAAGGACGATTACGCATGGATGATCGAGTGCTACAACCGAATAGCCCACTGATGAGTCCGGAAGGACGAAACGCCTTCGGGCGTCTGGGTTTAACTTCACACTGGAGAATCAGGACATGCCAATATCAAAGGAGTACATACAGAGTTGCCTTTGCTCTTACGATCGTAGGAATCCTAACTTTGATGAGGAGATAGAGTCGTTTAGCGAGGAGCACGGAAACA